TTAAAATCTCACGACTTTAGGCTTTTTCTGTAATACATAATATAAAGCCCTCACGCTATCTAGCGGTAAAGAGAAATCGGAAAACTCTGGAGATGGGTTTAGTGAGTGCAACGTTATCTTACCCTCGTCCATATCGCAGCCTGTCATCTGCTTTATGAGGACGGATGTCCCAAACACGACAACCCAATAAGGATGATCCTTATATCGCAGCCCATCTCTCCAATGCGATCTATCCAGCTCCCTAACAAGGACGACATCGCCTTCCTCAAAACTCTCTCTCGTCCCGTTGTCCATGCTGTCCCCTTTAACCTCAAAAGCTAAATATCTCCCATGGACAATCCGATCCCATTCGAAAGACTCGGTCTCCCAATCCTCCTTATCCGGATCAAGACGATCGCTTTCGTTAGCAAACCTGCCATAAGCGCAAAACGGCACCTTGCTGACAGTCATACGATATCGACCATTTCCTAAGTCATAGAATTTAACGCCATTATTATTCTCAATTAAGAAATCTCCTTTTTTATCAGCAGACGCAGACACAGCTTCGACAACCACAGGAGAAGATTTTAGCATATCACCCTCTCCAGTAAAAAGCCATCCAGGGTTAACCGAGGGAAAGGTTGTCAATATTTTATCCAATACCTTTTTGCCATTATCCCTATTTATCCAATTTCCAACAACCTGCCTACTTACTCCTACCTTATCGGCAAAATCCGCATTTGATTCACAAAAATGTGTGATAACTTTTAAAATCCTATCTCCGTTAGCTTCCATATTCATATATTTGTTTACATACATCCACTATAAATGATGTAGTAATGATTATTCTGGCATGACTCAACAATATCCCGCAATCCTTCAACGACACAAGCTAAAGCCAATAAATTCAATAACAATATATTAATACCATATGACAACATAAATAATCATTACGTAATAAATATGGTATCAAGAGATAAAAACAGCATCTTTCGCTACATATATTTTAACAATACAAGCCTCATATAGTTAAACTATACTTATGTAAACATTATTGTTTAAAACAAACTTGCTATGTTCACATTTTTGTTTACCTTTGCGGTAAACAAAATAAATGAACATTGTTTACTGCAAAAATAATAAAACAAATGAATAAAACAGCAATAAAGACAGTAAAAGTTAGGAGCTTAACATCAATACTGAGAGATCTCGGTATTGGAGACACAGTAAAAATAGATAATAATATATTGAGTGTCAAGTCTATTGTATGTAGACTAAATAAAGAAGGATACACATTCGTGACTTCGACAAAAGGCTTAGAAAAAGGTATAAAGGTAAAACGGGAAAAGTAATGATAAACGAGGAAGCATTAAAAATAGTCCTTAACGATAAGACCTTTGGGCAAAGGACGGCAGCCTCCATAGTAGGAGGACGTGGAAGGCTCTACGATTTGGTAGGGAAGGGACTTATCAGATGCGAAAAACCAACAAAATCTCAGAACGGGAAATGGTTTTGTAACGCTTGGGATTGCATCAAATACGCCACCTTAAAATAGGTGGAGAACGCCGGGTAGCACGTAGCAGGAAGCGTCCCTCTCTCCTAAAGAGGAGTAGAAATACCCCGTGGGTTCGAATCCCACCCCGGTGACCATTAAGATCTTTGACATTTTTACATCACGGCACGCAGTAACGCCTTCAACGTTATGAGGTGCCCGTCTATAGCGAGGAAACGTGATAGCGATATATGCGCCGTGACCACGATGGGCTATAGATAAAACACTCTTGCGTCTTCCGTACTTCCTTTTGGTGTTGCGCCGGCGGCGTTGGTTAACCATTACGGAGGACGCAAGATTTTCCCCCACCCGTTATCATTCGGGTTTGAAACCGTTGGAGGTTGTGGGGGAGCTAATTTTTAACATTAAGGTATGAAAGAAAGAGAATTAAAGATGTGGTGCGTAGAACAAGCATCAAGATGCTGCTCCAATGAGAGGGAATTAGTGAAGTTAGCTAAGGATATTTTTGATTGGGTAGCAAATAAAGGGGATGATCATCGCACCAAATTTATGGATACAGATGATATCCCCATAATTGATCCCGGTGACTACCCTTTGGTATCTACATCCTTAGATGAGAAAAACTGAGAGAACCCACATCTTTGGCAAACGACCATAGTTAGTGGCATAGATCCTTTTCCCGGTCTTGTGCTTGACAGTAATTGATATTTATCGGCATATATTACTGCCCAAGGCTTGGACAACCCGCAATTCGGACAAGATTCCCTTAAATAAGGGATCTTCTTGATAACATCAGAAACATTCATATAATTTATTTTTTCGTTTAGCGGCCTAAAGATAGGCAAATTAGCCAAGACCGCAACTATTCCCGCCAAGAGAGCCAAAGACTCGCAGGTTCCGGAGCGAGACCGGAGGCGGGAGCGAACACTTTTAAATAATAAAAACATGAATGAGATTTATTGGATAACAAGGTTAGATGCCATACAAACGTTGGCGATAATCGCAGTATTTATCTTGGGGGTATTTACATTCTTGTATATTCTCTTATGGATTATAGAAGATGATGAAAAAGACAAGTCTAAGTTTAAAAAAATCGTTTTAAAATTAGCAGTCTATATATCAATCCCTATTTTTTTACTGCTCTTCGTCCCATCTAAAAGGGACATGCTGATGATTATAGGAATAGGCGGGACTATAGAATATCTCAAGTCTAATGATACCGCCAAGGAGTTGCCGGATAAGGTTATCATGGCTATCGATAAGTTATTGGATGATACAATAGAGGAAGAAAAATGAATAAAACCGATAGACCTATTAATAACCAAGTTTGATCACAATGAAAGAAATAATTTTCTCAAGAGGCAAGGAAAGATGCGATAAGTGGGAAGACACGATGCTTACTTTCAAAGGGAGATTCACGTACGAGGAGGAATTCCTTTCAAGAATACGAAATCTGCACCCATTCATCTATCTTGATTCATCGAATAAGAGTCAATTTATGAGCTATTATAGATATATTATAGTTAAAGATAACGGGGACTTGAAGCGAAAGAATATCGAGAGCTTATCAATAGGCTCCATTTGCTTTAAGACAGAGGAAGAGAGAGAGATCTTTATACTGAAATACAGTTCTCTCTTGGAAGACTTTACAAACAGTTTCTCGGAGGTTGAATCTATGGATAAGAGAAAATCTATATTATCCAGCTATGGATTCAAACATAGAGAATTCGGATTATCTATGTTTATGAGCAACAATAAAGAAGATAGGGTTAGTATAAATATCCTAGGATTACCAGTCGTTTGCATATGGAATCCAAGGAGGGAAAACGGCACTACGCCAATATTAAACCCTGTCCCAAGATCCGAGAATGACATAAAGAAGATAGTTTATAATTTTAAAAATAGAGACATGAAAACATTCCGGTCTCTTTTCGTGAGCGGATTAATCATTCAATAAACATGAAAGAAAGAAGGATTCCACCCTAAGAATTACTTAGGGCAGGTAGCGAACCATGATCAGTTTTAATATTGTATGTTTAGCCGCACGATCAAGGCGTGCGTCCAATGTTAGATTGGTTATCTTGTTATATTATTATCTAGGGTTACAGGGGGTTCGAGTTCCCCCGGCTACCACGCTTAAATCACATTGCTAATTATTATACACTTCACAACCAAGACCTTAATATACCGCCGTGAGGCAGGAAAGAATATTAGTTTTTACTTAAACTGTGCCGGGGTGGGATTCCCCGGCAAACGCTCCCTTAGCTCAGTTGGTCGAGAGCATTCGCCTCATAAGCGAGAGGTCGCCGGTTCAAGCCCGGCAGGGAGCACGTTTCACCCCTAGGGGTGCTTATTCAATCAACAGAAAATCAGTCACAATTTGCAACGCAGGTCTCCGTCCGTGAGGATATGAGACCTTTTCACATCAAGAAATTTAAATCAACAACATATGATAAAGAGAAACCAAGCATGGTTCTGGAAGATATTCCGGGCCATAAAGAGCATTATCATCTTCTCGCTAAGGATGATCGCAGCTACCGTACTAGGGCTGATATCAATAGTGTCAATATTCGAGTGGTACGAAAAACCTTTCAATATTCACCTCTTGATCCTTGGGATGATATCAATCTTTATTGTGGTACATCAAATCGTATTAATGACTTATGAGTCAGAAAAATGATTTCGGGGTGTTGTACGTGGTACAAGCCCCATCAAGACCGAATCGATCGAGGAAGGACGATATCCTAGACGAATTAAAGACACTTAGCAAAGAAGAATTGATAGAGATAAGAAAAGACATTGTAGAACTAATAAACGATAAATAAAATGGCTGCGATAAAATCTTACAAGGGATTTGACAAAAATTTAAAATGCCGGGATTTTCAATATGAAATAGGCAAGGAATATGAGATGGATGGAGAGATCAAGGTGTGTAACAGAGGGTTTCACGCTTGCGAAAGCCCGTTTGATGTTTTTGATCACTATACTATGATAGACTCTAGGTTTTGCGAAGTAGAGCAAGACGGAAATATATCCAAGGAGGATAGAGGGACAAAGATTTGCTCCTCGAAAATAAAAATAAAAGCAGAGTTAAAATTGGCTGACATGATCAATCTTGGAGTTGAGTGGCTAAAAGAGATCACATCACCTGAAAAAATAAAAACGAACATAAAGGATAATTCATCCGGCGACGGTGCCAAGATAGGATCATCCGGCTACGGTGCCAAGATAGGATCATCCGGCTACGGTGCCCAGATAGGATCATCCGGCAACGGTGCCAAGATAGACAGCACAGGCGAAGACTGTGTCATCATGTGCGCAGGCTTTAACTCAGTAGCAAAAGCCTCAAAAGGATCATGGATAACACTATCCGAATGGTCTTATTCTAATAAAAAGAAAAGATTTATCCCCATTTGCGTAAAAACGGAATTTGTTGACGGGGAGAAGATAAAGGCGGATACATATTACAAATTAGATGGAGGGGTATTTAAAGAAATACAATAGCCCCAAGGCATTGCTTATCGGAGGATCGCATGAGAGACATCTACATCAAAGACCCCGACGGCGAACCGGAATACGACGGGGAGGAAGACAACGAGGAATATGAGGAGAGCATGGAGGAGCTTAGGTTCCTATGTGATTCATATAATTGGTAACATCCCGCCCTTACGAGGTGCAACCCCGACCCAGACCGGCAACCGATATCCTAGACAAGTGGTAGGCCATGACGATATCATTGGCCCGGTGGAAAGGGACACGGTAGTGAGGGAAGGGCGGCCGATGGTCTTAGTCCGGGTTCGACTCCCGGAGGCTGACGAAACATTTTAAAAATAAATATTATGCCTATTTTAAAGAAAACAGACGTTAGGCCGCTTAGACCTATTATCATGGTCATTTACGGCACACCGGGAACAGGAAAGACATCCCTTTCCAACACGAGCGAGAACCCATTATTGATTGATTGCGACCGGGGATTTGACCGGGCGGCGAATCAGGTCGACACGCTTACGGCGCAAACATGGGAGGATATCCTCTCCGAGGAAAGCTCGATGAAAGGATATAAAACCATTATAGTGGACACGGCGAAATCAATGCTGGATGATTTCTTGGCCGTATACGGGGTTAAGCAAGATTACAAGCTGAGCAAGAACAAGCTTAAATTGTTCGGTTACATAGCGGACGAGTTCAAGAACTTCGTCAACAGGAGACGATCCGATTGCTCGGATATCATCTTCGTATGCCATGACAAGGAGACCCAAGAGGGAGACTTGATAAAGCATTCCCCGGACTGCACGGGACAATCCAAGGACCTGTTGATCCGTATAGCGGATCAAGTGGGATTTATCACCATGATAAACGAAAAGAGAACCATATGTTTCGATCCTACGGATACCACCGTAGGGAAGAACGTGGCGCAAATACCGCCAACCGTGATACCCGAATGCAACTCAGCGGAGTTTCCCTCCTTCATGGCCGGTATAGTGTCAAAGGTTAAAAAGGCCATACAAAGCAAGACCGAGGAACAAAGGATCGCCATGGAAGCGTTGGATCGAGCGAATATAGCGCTGGAAGCCGTGGAGACGGAAGAAGAGGCGAACCGTATGATAGAGATAAAACAATCTCTAAACAAGGTATTCGAGAGACCTTTCAAGGAGAAGATGATAAAAGTCCTAGGAGAGAAAGGATTCGTATTTAACAAGGAAACGGGTAAATTCGTCAAGGATGAAAAGGTTGCTTAGGGTAACCCAACTGGAGAAATTCAGGCGTTACATAACGGAACATTCCGAATATGATGACGAGCGATCGGTCATAGACAATCTCACCGGGCAATTCACGGGAAACCAGTATACGAGAGTGGGGACGGCCTTCCATAAGATAGTGGAAGGCGATACCCTCGGATGCAAAAAGATCCCGGGGAGGGAGACGGAGATCCCGGGGAGGGAGTTCGATATAGACGGCTACCCCGTGAAGCTGGACTTGAAACAATGCAAGACAGCTCTGGAATACAAGGACCGCTTCCCTAATGCCTACCACGAGATAAGGGAATACATGGACATGGGGGAAATAGTCATAACGGGTTGTGCCGATATCATAAACGGACTTGAGATAAGGGATATAAAGACGAAATACTCCCCTATAAAGGACTCCGATTATACGGATAGTTGCCAGTGGAGATTCTATATGGAGCTATTCGGCGTGGGAGACTTCTTTTTCGACTTGTTCCAGTTCGTCGGATACGACAAGGACAAACATGGTTATGATGTCCGTGGACTGGAGCTTAAGCCTTACGCCCCGGCTATCGGATGTCATTGGTACAACACCATGGAGCAAGACAATCGTATATTGCTTAAGGAGTTCGTCCAATGGTCCAAGTTCAGGGGGCTATTCGATAATTTACCAATCTACAAATCATAAAAGAGCATGAGCAAGAGCATAAACCAATGCCTATTGATAGGCAACGTAGGAAAGGACCCGGAAATAAGGACTTTCGATAATGGGGTTAAGGCGGCGACATTCTCCTTGGCTACCTCCACCGGAGGTTACAAGAGGCAGGACGGCACGGATGTGCCTGAGAAGACGCAATGGCATAACATCGTGGCATGGCGTGGACTGGCCGATATAGCTGAGAAATACATCCACAAGGGAGACAAGGTGACAATCCTAGGGACGATCAATTACAGGGAGTACGAGAAAGACGGAATAAAACGGTATGTTACCGATATATTGGCATACGATATCATGTTATGCGGAAAGAGCGACAGTGCCGGTTCCAGACCTCAAGTGACCGCCAACGACGTTCCATCCCAATCTGATTTCCCGCCTATGGCTCAACCCATAGACGATTTACCTTTTTAGCTTATGATCATAAATCCAACAAGCGAGTTCGACCGGGAGCGAGCCGACATGTACTATAAGAAATTAATGTCCGGTACCGATCCTTTCGAGATCACGAAGAAAGCAAGGCGAAGGACCTTGAATCAAAACGCCCTTTTCCATCTATGGTGTCAAGTGATATCGGATCATATCGGCTATACCTCCTTAGAAGATTGTAAACGGGATGTCAAGAGGGCTTTGCTAGGAATGAGAGAAGATACGAACAGGATAACCGGGGAGAGGCAAAAGGTAGATTACCAGACTTCCGCCATGACAACCTCCGAACTGTCCTCACTCATGGATAAGATGAAAGTCTGGGCGCAAACCGATCTGGGTTGCTATCTTCCCTATTTCGGCGATCCCGGCTACGAGGAAATGTATCAACAATACTGCAGGAGATGAGAAAAAGCGACAGGCCTCCAAATTACCTTATCAATAAGATCGTGAGGCATGCAAACATTATTATTACCGCTCCTTATGGCAGCGTCAAATACATGGATGCGGCCAGACTCCTTAAAAAGGAGGTCAAGAAGCTGGAAACCTATAAAAGAAATGAGAGATCTTAAATACTGCCTCAATGAGGCTTGCTCTAAAAGATATTGCCTTTGCCATCAACGGCAGAGGCATTGGACAGCCCCGTCTAAAAAAGATGGGGAAACTGTAAGGCCGGAATCGGCCTTATTTGACGGGAATACTCCTTGCAAGGGGTATATCCCACAATATGAAAGAAAGAAATATGGTATTAATTATTAATAAGTTATGACAAATTGGTTTGAGTGCAAGGTCTCTTACGAGAAAATGCTGGAAAATGGCACGCAGAAAAAAGTAACCGAGCCTTACTTGGTAGACGCCCTGTCTTTTACGGAGGCGGAAGCTCGCATCACCGAGGAGATCCGCCCCTTCATCACGGGTGAGTTCACGGTAACAGACATTAAACGAGCTCGTTTATCCGAATTATTCTTCAACGAGAATGGTGACCGGTTCTATAAGATCAAGGTTTATTTTATAACGTTGGACGAGAAGAGCGGAGCGGAAAAGAAAACCGCCGCACAAATGCTTGCCCAAGCCTCTAGTCTAAAAGAGGCCATAACCGTGCTAGAAGAAGGCATGAAGGGGACAATGGCGGATTACACCATAGCCTCTGTCACGGAGACAATGATCATGGACGTATTCCCGTTCAACGCGGATGTCAATAAGAGAGTTGTAGATATCGATAAAAAAGAGATAGAGAAATCATTGTCCGACACCTCTAAATCAATAGAGGATAAGATGAGAGAGTGCAAGGATATCATAACCCGTGATCCCAAGGAAGGGGACGGAGATCTCATTACGAGAACGCAATCCTTCATCAGGCAAAAGGCCGGGCATGACAAGAGCAAGTTCAAGGAGGCCGCAATAGAGATCGCCTTGCTCCAGAAATCACCAGCTTCCCAAGTATGGTTCATGGGATGTGGACAACTCTTAATTGAAGAGCTAGAGGTTTGATATTGATATTAGTGTGTTTTTCATGGTATTAGATTTAGTTTAGTAATGATTATCCCCGCCGCCCGTGAGGATATGCGGGGATTTCGGGCGGTAAGTATTCCGGGATGAAACGTTACGGAGTGCATGACGTAAAGAGGCCGGTTCGATCCCGGCACCGTCCACGAATAACAAACACATAATCATGGGAACAATACAAGATTTAGATCACTTGACAATGGCCATATACCTTATCACCGCAATACTCGGACTTATAGCAGTGATCTTGGCAGGATTCTTATTAATAAACGAAAAAAGAAAACATCCATGGGAAAAGTAAAGAACATAACCTCTTTAAAGAACAGACTAGACCGTATATTCTCCGTATTTATAAGAATAAGGGATGCTGACAACAACGGTTATTGCCGTTGCATAAGCTGTGGGAAGATCGTGCATTGGAAAGAGGCAGATTGCGGACATTTCGTCAACCGGTCACATATGGGTACCAGATACAGCGAGAGAAACTGCAACGCTCAATGCAGGTCTTGCAACCGTTTCGACGAGGGCAACAACATCGGTTATGCCAAGGGCTTGATAAATAAGTATGGCATAAAAGTAATTAACGAGCTTGAGGTGAAAAAGCACTCTATCTCTAAACTCTCGGCATTCGATTACCAATTGATGATCGAAGATTACAAGAAACGAATAAAGGATTTGAGGGATCAGAAAGGCATAAAGGATTGAAATGGCGAAGAAACCTACCAAGCAACCCGAGCGTATCAGATGCGTCGATTGCGTGAACGGTAAGCCTCACAAGGGGCTGGCCGTATGGTGCGAGATATTGAACACCGGGAGGGTAGCTAACTCCCTACGGTATTGTGACAACTACAAACAACGATAACTTATATGAGAACTATCAAAGCGAACACTAAGGCAAACGGGGATATACTCCCGGAGCCTAAATTCAAGAGGATACCCGTAAGGGTTGACAAGAACACGATCATCCTCGTAAGGGAGGGATTGAACGTGGAAGAGCATCTAAAAAGATTCAAGAACAAGGACAACACGCCACCGGGATATATCCCGTGGTTCTAAAAAAACTTCAATTTGTTTGGTGTTTAAAAAGAGCAATCAATATGATTAAATCATGATAATAGAAATCTTAAACTATCTAAGAGAAAAAAGAGACATCAAACTGAGGATGTCTCTTTTAAGCAAAGCTGGAGGATATACGATACAAGAACTCCCAATGGTATATTCATTCGTTCTAGGAGGTTTCCACTCTTTGCTTGAGTTAAAAGAGTTCAGGGAATGGAAAGAGCAAAAACGAGACAATGAGGTTATCAATCCATCTCAACCGACATCACTATAGCACATCACTAGGATGCGTGTCCTATATTTTTAAAGCAAATCATTTGGCATTTTGAATTTGAGTTGTATCTTTGCGATGTTTTCCCGCCAAGAAAACATTTACATATTAGTATCTAAGGTGGATTTTTTATATCCATCCGATTGCTTATATCTGCAAAGATAAAGAGCTGTTCGTATTCCTTTGTAGGCTACCTCAGATACTGATGTAGTGTTTCTTGGCGGAAAAATAAGGAAGCGAACAGCTTTCTTTTTGTACATAACTCAAATTTCAACTACAATGCCAAGAAACTTGAAATTAGAGGAGAAGCGAAGTATAGTAACTTCTACATCTACGCCTAACAGTGCGAGAACTGTATCCTACCGAAAGTTTGAAACCGAGAAGAACGCCAAGAACAAGGCGTATTTCTTCATCCTCTCCAATGGGCTTTACGATGCGTTTCGTGAGTTCTGTAACAACTATCATTCAAGTGATCCACACGAGGATTGCTTGGAAATTCTTTTGTCTAAAATTTAAGCCTTACGTATTATGAAAGGAATTGAAATATTCAAGAACGATCGTTTCGGTGAAGTGAGAGTAGCCGGGACAAGTGAGAACCCTTTATTTTGCCTTGTAGACATCTGTAAAGTATTGGAATTACAAGTCACTCCTACAAAAAACAGATTAAAACAAGACGGGGTTAGTCTGATTAAGGGGGTCTCAAAGACTACTAATCAATATGGTATCACAACAGAGCAAGAAGTTACGTTGACTTTTATTAATGAGCAGAACCTCTATAAGGTAATCATGCGATCCGACAAGCCGCAAGCCGAACCATTCCAAGACTGGGTATGCGGAGAGGTTCTCCCTTCCATCCGTAAACATGGGGCGTATATGACAAACGATACACTGGAGAAAGCCTTGACCTCGCCCGATTTCTTGATCCAATTGGCCACAAACCTTAAAGAGGAACAACGAAAGCGTATCGAGGCCGAGCAAAAGATTCGCTCTGACGCTCCCAAGGTCTTATTCGCCGACGCGGTGTCCACATCCCGGCGTTCATGCCTGATCGCAGAGTTGGCGAAGATCTTGCAACAAAACGGCATCAAAATCGGACAAAACAGGTTATTCGATTGGCTTCGTAAAAACGGTTACCTATGTCAAAAAGGTCAATATTATAATCAACCTTCGCAAAAATCAATGGAATTAGGGTTATTTGAGATCAAGCAAACAACCATCAACAAGCCGGACGGGTCCGTCCTTGTATCTACGACCACAAAGGTCACGGGAAAAGGGCAAATATATTTCGTAGATAAGTTTCTAAACGCTCAAAGTCCCGTCATTTGCGCATAACCCAAGGATAACAGAGAGGTTGATGGACGAGATCAAGAGGACTATAAAATAGCCCTACCCTACTCACGTATTAAGATTTTAAAAGCCCCGGTTTCGACCGGGGAGTATATCGTACACTTTAAATTTAAGTAATCATGGATATAAAGAAAATGTCAAACAAGGATCTCAAATATGGCATAGACCGATGCAACGCAAGGTTGGCCGGAATAATGCCAATGGGATACATGGACAAGGAACGATGCCTTCAGGCGTTGGAGCAATATAAGGAGGAATTGTATAATAGAGGAATAATATATTAAACACTAGAACATGGCATATAGATATACAGATACGAACAAATGGACGGATAACTGGTTCTGCGACCTGAAAGCGACTAGCAAGCTTCTGTTCTTGTACTTGTGCGACCTTTGCGACCTAGCTGGCTTCATGGAAATCAACGAGAAGAAGATCAGCTTTGATCTAGTACTAGGTAAGCAAGAAGTTGAAAGAGGCCTAAGGGAGCTTGAAGGACGATTACTTTATTCGGTGGACGGTAAGTATATTTATATACGTAATTTCATCAAGCACCAAAAGAACCTTCCCTTGAATTCTAAGAACGCTGCGCATAGAGGTATAATAAGAAGATTAGAAGAAATGAAGCAATCATTTGGTTTTCAATCAATTGAAGATTTCTTTAAAAAGCCCCTTGGTAGCCCCTTGGCAGCCCCTTCAAAGGGGCTTGATAGCCCCTATGGTATAGGTATAGGTAATATAGATAGTAATAGAGTTAAGGATAATATAGGGGGTATGGGGGAAAAAGAAGGAGAAGAGGAAGAGGAAGATGAAAATACGGATAATTGGAGAGAAAGCTTCGATGTGTACTGCGATCGGTTGAGAGAAGCCTATGAATCCTTATCTAACGATGACGAGTTCATAGCTCAACGCCAAAGTCTGCATCCGGGCATAGACATCCGATTGTCGCTAAAGAAAGCGTATTTAGACTACTGGAGCACCGAATTAGGATGGAAGAAGAAAAAAAGCTCGAAAAGCTCTAATATAGACTGGAAAAGGACGTTCATAAACGCCTTGGATCTTCCTTCTAACCAAGTAAAAAAAGCTAGAGGTAAAGTGGATCTCAAATCCCTAACATCAATAAAGCAAACTAATCTATACTCATATCTGGAAAAGGAGGCTCCTCTGATACTAGAGATGCCCATATTCCCTTCAGACGAGGAGATAGAGATCCTAAACCGTATGAACAGAAAGCAATTAACGGAAATAGTCAAGAAAATTAACAACGACGATCGCCTCATAAAGTTCAAGAATAGCATTTTTGAGACGATAATGGAGGTAAAGAAAAAAGATTATGGAAATTAACAGGGTAGTCCCCCACGATACGGAGGCCGAGAAAGTCGTGCTGGGGACGATAATGACGGAAAGAAACGCATTGAATGAGGTAAGGGATATATTATCCCCTTCTTGTTTCTATGATCCTTTCCATAGGGCCATGTTCGAGGCTATATCCAACATAGACGGCAGAGGAGATAGACCGGACATGATAGCCGTAGCCAACGAGATGATGAAAATAGACCCTTCCACGGACATGCTAAGGTTAAGCCAAGTATCCACATGCATGACATTCGACATCTACCAGCATGCCGCCCTACTGCATGACAAGGAGAAGAGAAGGAGATTTATTGATATCGGAGAGGAGTTGATATCAAGGGCTTACTCCGAGTCGGACGATATCGTTGACACGTTATCGGATACAGAGGACAAGCTCAAGGGGCTTTTCCAGACATCGAAAGACAGCGTATTTACCCTTAGGGAAGCGATCAAGGAGGTATCAAGGCAAATGGCGCTTAACGCATCCGATGACAAACAGCTAACAGGAACGCCTACCGGATTCCATGAAATAGACAAGCGTAGCGGGGGATTACAGAGATCAGATCTCATAATCATAGCGGCAGATACGTCTTCTGGAAAAACATCCCTAGCGGTAGCCTTATCGTTATCCGCCGCCAAGAATGGTGATGGGATAGCGTTCTACTCTATGGAAATGAAAAAAGAGCAGATAGCGGCTAGGATGATATCCATGGAGTCTGGGATACCCGCCAACGAGATCATGTATTCAAGACTCTTGCCCGAGCAATTCAACCGTATCGACATGGGAATAGGAAAGATCTACGATAAGCCTGTTTATTTTGACGACAGGAGCACTTCTAACATAGACACGATACTTTCATCCATCCGTACGATGAAACTCAAATACGGCATATCTGGGGCGATAGTGGATTACCTGCAAATATTGTCCGTGAATATGAGAGGTAGCAATACCGAGCAACAAATGGGTGAGGCCGCTCGTAGGTTGAAGAATCTGGCCAAGGAACTAGACATATGGATCATCGCCTTGTCCCAGCTAAACAGGGACCAAATGAATCCGGCCCCCTCATTGGCAAGATTAAGAGCCAGCGGACAAATAGCGGAGGCCGCCGATGTTGTCATGCTGATCTATAGGCCTGAGCTTTATGGAAAATATTATCCTGAGCCTTTCCAGAATTATCCCGTGGGAGGAACAGCCATGATAGATATAGCGAAAGGAAGAAATATCGGATTAGCCAAGTTTATCGTGAAATTTGAAGCAAAGACCACTCACTTTATGGAATATGATGATAGCGGGTTCACTATAAGCCAAGAAGTATCACAAGAAGAACCATTTTAAAAAACAAATCATGGAAATAATCAACAGACTGAAGAACACCCCTACCGGTTTGATCGTGTTGGTAGGAGACATGAAAATTATCGTGGAAAAGTACAGCCCGTATTACAACGGGCAGAACAAGATCCCGTGCAGGGGATGCGTCTTCCGGGACGAGGGAGCGAGATTCTGCGAGTACAGCAAGGCTTGCATGGCCCATCTGAGGCCGGATCATGAAAGCGTAGTTTTTGCTAAAACGAGAGAGACATGAATGTTTTATCCTTATTTGACGGAATGTCTTGTGGTAGGATCGCATTAAGAGAACTCGGGATTGAACCGGAGCATTATTATGCGAGCGAGATCGACAAGTTCGCCATATCCCAAACGAGGCTGAACTTCCCGGATACGATACATTTAGGGGACGTGACCAAGTGGAGGGAATGGGACATCGATTGGGGAACGATAGATCTCATACTGGCAGGAAGTCCTTGTCAAGGATTCTCTTTCGCCGGCAAACAACTGGCTTTCGATGATCCTAGAAGCAAGCTCTTCTTCGTATTCGTGGACATACTGAGCCACGTGAAGGCATTGAACCCGGATGTGTTCTTCTTGCTTGAGAACGTGAACATGAAGAAAGAGCACATGCGGGTAATTACTGAATATTGCGGTGTTCATCCAGTCAACATAAACTCAAATTTGGTGTCGGCCCAGAACCGGAACCGGTGGTATTGGACGAACATAAGGACAAGGAAGGTCGGACTGTTCGGGGAGATCCACTCAGACATACCGCAGCCAAAGGACGAGGGTATATTGTTAAGGGATATCTTGGAGGAAGAGGTTGACGAGAAATATTACCTGAGCGAGAAGGCCATTAGGTATATCTCAAACGATAAACGTATGGAGAAACGATTCACCCAGATCGACGGGGATAAAGCGGTCTCCTTGATGGCCGCTGGCACATGCAATAACACCGGGACCTTTATCTCGGTAAACGGGAAGGCACCATGCCAAAGAAGTTCGACCGGGAGATCCATTGATTCTAGGCATAATTACCAAATCATCAATACTTTTGGTTCGTTAAGGAGAGATCAAACCAAAGCCTCATGTCTCTTAGCTGGAGGCCATGGATCAGGGAACCATTCGGATATGGACCTGATCCTGCAAAGACCTAGGGGAAATAATAAGGGTAATGTTTTCCGTGGCAAGGCTCCAACCTTATCGTCAAACGCATGGGAACAGAACAATGTGCTCCATAAGATTATCCAGTTAAATGAGAGTAAGGAAAGCGGGGGTATCCAGCCATATCAACAGAACAGGGTATATGACGCGAATGGACAATGTCCGGCCTTGTTAGCCGAGATGAGCGGAAGAAGTCACGCCATAGTGAGTGAGCGGCAAGAACGAAATCTGAAAGATCAAGGGGAGAAGGCGAACTCGTTATTGGCAACCTCATATAAGGGATCGCAAGCCAACGGGATGACCCTAGTAGAGACATCATCTATCCGGAGATTGACCCCGATCGAGTGCTCTAGGCTACAAACCGTTCCTGATTGGTACAAATGGGATTGCTCTGATACGCAGATATACCGTTTGTTGGGCAATGGATGGACTATCAAGGTTATACAACATATACTTAGTTTTCTAAAGAAAGATATTCATCATAGTTGAAAGATGCATTCATCTATGATGAGAGCAAAGAAAGAATATAAAATTACATGAGAACACCAATCACATATTATGGAGGCAAGCAAAACTTGTCCGAACGCATTGTATCAATGATGCCTAGGCATAAGATATATTGCGAGCCATTCTTTGGAGGAGGAGCGGTATTTTTTGCGAAGCCTAAAGCAGGCATAGAAGTGATCAATGACAAGAACGACTTGTTGATAAACTTTTTCAAGGTCTGCCAGTCCGCATCCAAATTTAAGGAGTTACGTGAGAGAATCCGGTTATCGCTACACTCCGAGTCTGACTACATTAGGGCTAGGAACATTTATCGAGGACGATCTGAGGTCTCGGATGTAGACAAGGCTTGGGCCGTATGGATCATGGCAAATGAGTGCCATTCTGGTAGCTTGTATGGAGGATGGAAATTCTGTAACGGTACCGCCGGGACACACTTCGGGAAGGTTTTCAGGAATAAGCGTGAGGAGTTCAACGATAAATTGTACGATCGCCTATCAGAGGTGCAGATTTCCTGTAGGGACGCGTTGAAAGTTATCAAGAACAGGGATAGCGTTGATACGTTATTTTACCTTGATCCTCCTTATCCCGGGGCGGTTCAAGGTCATTATTATGGTTATGGGGAGAATGACCTTGCGGATCTGCTAGATCTTTTGTCTAGGATCAATGGCAAATTCATTCTCAGCAATTACTGGACTGACACCTTACGCTCCTTTGTCAATGAAAACAAATGGAACCATAAGGAAGTAAAAGTCACCACTCATACGTCCGTTCACTATCGGATAAGGGAGAGTACGGAGGTTTTGGTTTACAATTACGAGATTGAGAAAACATTGTTTTGATATGAGAAATAAAGAACTAATAGCTCTTCTCCAAGAGCAAGACCCGGAAGCGGATGTAATGATACGCACGTCCGACGATCAATATTACTACGATTTAGTGGACGTGTTCACGGATAAGGATGGGGATGTCATAATACAGGAGGGGTAAATATGGCTAAAGAATACGCTATAGGCGAGACGTTCCGTCAAGGGAAGGTTAATCTAAAGGTTTGCGAGGGTCTTTGTATTGACTGCTATTTCTTCAACAGAAAGAAAGAAGAATGCGCAAATATGGCTTGTTTGGATTTCCAAAAAGAAGACAATCAAGATGTAATATTTTTAGAGGTGAAGGAGGATAAAGAATGTTGACTAAAAGTATGATTTCAGAAGGTTTGCTGCAATACTATAATTGGCAAACCGATTACTGTCTTTTTACAAACACCGATTCCATGGATGACTTTTTAGAAAACGAATTGCCAGATGATTATGAAGTCATAGAACGAGATAGCAATCAATGTATAGTCGATATGGACGGAGATAAGTACGAGATAACCGTGTATGGAGATGGTGATTTTTCCCATCATGTAGCATCTATTTATAAATTAAGTTAGGAATAAAGATGAACACACAGATTTGCACGAATAAAGAACAATCATCCCGGCTATTAGAGGCCGGGGTGAGACCGGAGACGGCGGACATGGTTTTACTATATGTTGACGATGAAAGTAATATAGCACCATGGGAGGATATCCGTAAAGACGAAAAAGGAAAGTTTTTCTATAATGTATACGGAGAGACATACACTTTGACAGAAACTATACTTCTTAGAGATAGCCAGTATTACGATCGTTCATACCAAGACGATTGCCCGGCTTGGTCTCTATCCAAGCTGATAGATATGATGCCTAAATCATATCAAGATGATATTGACGGGATGGTTTATTACCTATCCGGAAATTTCGTTGAGTTAATGTACGCATCGGACTGGATCGAGGACGGGGAAGGTGACAATACTTACAATTGCGCAAAATCCTTCGACAAAGAGAATCTGATGGACAATGTGGTTGACGCTATAGAATGGCTTATCAGAGAAGGGCACTTGAATAAGAAATTCCTAACAGATAAATAAATATGAGCAAGATTGATATGAGACTGACAGTAGAAGAAGCGGCTCATTTATTCGCTGAAAGCAGGAGTAGCGGTAGTGTATTCCCGGCGTATTATCAGGGATTTATAGCAGGTGCCGAATGGCAGGCAAAGCAATCCCCGTGGATAAGCGTGAAGGATCGGCTACCGCCACCCGGAGAAGAGGTTCTGTTATTTGATAAAAATTCTATAAGACATCTTGTCTTAGGCTGGTTAAGAGAGAATAAAGGATATAATAAAAGTATGTGGGCTTTGTCAAATGGTCACGTTGATGATGAAGACATTACACACTGGATGAGAATACCTAAAAATCATGGATAATTCAATAAAATGCCCATTCTGTCATTCGACTAGATACATAAAGGGATCTTTTCTCTGTGGGTTATATAATTGCAAATGTCTAAATTGCGATAAGTTATTTCTGGTCACGGTAAATGATGGTAAAAATATTTATATGATCGAGAAACGTAGCAAAAATGAATAGTATTAACCGAGCCTTCATGGGAAGGCTCATAATTAAAAAGATATGAAAGCTAGAGAATTAGAAAAACACTCTCCATCGTTAGATCTTCTATATGAATCTATAGAAGAAGCAAATAAACGAAACGAGTATAAAATATTTTTCCCGCATTGGGTATACTTCTCAGATGAGTGCAAACTTGAACTCATGAGACAAGGATTCAAAGTATATCAAGGAGAATGGCTACGCGGGGATTATGGATTAATAATAGAATGGTAACAAATAATAATAAATCATGGAAGAAAACATCAAAGAGAAATCGATCCAACTAGCTATAGAGGCTATGAGACCACTACCGGTAAACTCTTTCGCCGGATATTGCAGCGTAGGCGATGATCGGTCTCCGGAAGAGAAGCATAAAGATGACATGAGGTACTGCAAGGAGTTCAATGAGCTCCAATCAGAAATGCTGATAGGACTAGCCAATAAAATAAAAGATTTTTTATCAAGTTCAAAACAAATGGAAACAGGACAAAAACAAATGCCTCCGTTAGGGGTAATGCCAAAGGATATTTATTATAAAAATGTTCATAGGGCTAGATTTCATGAATTATGTGGGGCTGTATCGCGTTATTACAATGCTGGTTTTCCAATAAAACTTGAATGGATAGAGGAGTATAACGAATTATTAGGAAAGATATAAAACAAATGTCAGAACAAGTCTTAACTATTACAAATAAGCGATATTGGGCTATAACAGGCACATCAAGTGCCGTATCCGGGCCATCACTTCATAGAAGTTGACAGGCTCGAAATCCAAGGAATCCGTGAGACGGTCTATCTCCCGTCTTGCGGATTCCTTTTTCTTTTTATCTTCTTTTTTCTTTCCCATAACTCATCGTTTATATCGTTCCTGTGACGATGGCAATCGCAGATGAACATCCTTATCTCATCGGACATCAAGGCTCCTATATCGCCAGCCAAGTAAGCGATAGGCTCCCCTCCGATCTCCAGATCCAAGGCCAAGGACATATGATCCGTCAAGTGCCGGCACTCGTGGAACAACGAATTAGAGAACTCCCTGTAAGACGAGGTCCGGCCTATCACCATGACGGATTCCCTTCGCCGGTAGTTGGAATAAGTAAGTCCCACGTCCAGATTGCACGACCCCATATTGCCATAAGCCTCCCGTATCTTGCTTTCCGGGCAACCGACCCTCCTCAATAGGGCTATGATATCGGATGTCCTCGAGCAGGTGACGTTATACAGCACGTGGATCACCCAATCGTATCTCTTGATATGGTAATCCCGTCGTATCATCTCCTTACCGTCTTGAACTCCCGCTCTATCCTCCTCCTTTGTTGCCGGGTGAGATTGGTTGCCTTGAGATTGCCCACCACCTCGGATACCTTGTCAAAATCCTTCTCCGGCATACTCGCCAGCACGTCCTTGGGGGACTCTCCCTTCAAGATCCTCAGTATGTAGCCCCAGCCTCCCATCACATCATCTCCTCCCAGATTATAGGCGTGCCGGACCCGATGCAATCAGCGTAGAACCGAGTGAACACTATCCCGTCGTAAGCGTCCGGATCGTCGCAGACGTTCTTGACATAAAGAGCGGCGTACTGCTCGTTAGGCACTGAGGAGCCAAGGTAATCGGCCTTGCACATGTTGGCGGCGTAAACATAGTCGTATCCACCCTTTTTCTTCACGTCAACGCTATACTTCTTCAGCATCTCATCCACCTGCTCCTTGGTGAAAGGGGTTATCTTGACCTTCTTCCCGTTTCCGTCCTCCTTCTCCATCATGGATACGGCCCAATCGCACATGGCCTTGGAGAAATGCCAGCCATACGCCTTCAGGTAGGATCGCATGCCGGAAGGGAAATCATCATACATATCTAGTCTCATATTCCTCTGTTTTTTAGGAGGGGGAAACCGGTCCCCCCTCATGGTTATCTACGATATCGTCTCGAGTAGCGTCCGGTGCCCGGCACCCCACGGCGATTGCCATAACCGCCACCGGATGATCCACGACCGCCGCCACGGTTGCCGTAGCCGCCACGCTCCCACATCTCACGGAACTCGTCGTCGTCCTCGAACTCATCGTCTTCGTCTTCCTCCATGCGGTTGCCATAGCCTTCCATGGCCTTCCGCTTCCCTTCCTTACAGCCAAGCTTATAGGCCTCCTTCGCCAGTTCTAACATATCCTCGTCTTCCATGGCGTCGAATTCCTCGATCAGCTCTCTCAGTTTTCTGCTATATGTTCCCATATCACTCTGTTTTTTTATTCTTGTTATTATTACCGTTCACGGAACCGACAAGTTGCTCCATCATGGCAACCAACCTTGCGTTAGCCTCCTTCAGATCGGACATCTCGTTTCTCATGTTAGCGATCTCACTCTCCCTCTCCTTCTCCCGGGCAAACTCAGGGTTCAGTATTACCAGCATCTTCTCGCACCCCTCAATCACGGATTTATGGTAATCGATGCTGTCAAGTGCCTGTCGGCTTTGCTGCATCATGGCGTTGATCTCCGTATTCAGGGCACCTAGATCGCATGACACAACCAGTTTCTCCCCATTTGTAGTGGGGTAATCCGTAATGGTAACGTCGGACAAGACGTTAGAGAAGCTGACGTTGTCCTCACCTACCTTGGCCTTTATGTCCACCACGATTTTAGCTTGCGGACCATACATATTGAAATTTGGATTCTCCGGTCTCGGAGGGGACACGCTGACTATGCTTCCAACCTCACAAAAAGGCGTATTCCCCTTATGAAGGATATATAAAGGATTCCCTTGTCTCTGATTCTTGAACATATTTCTTGGTTTTTATGAGAGCCGGATCGCTCCGGTCTCTCGTTGATACTCTATCACACCACTCCCGTCATTATCTGGAGCGTATTATTGCCCGACTCATAGTAACACAAGTAGATTCCGGTGCCGGTTATATCGGATGCCGTGACATCTGCGCCGTTAATGGTCGTTAGCGCCTGCGTGGAGCCGTTCGTGTCAAACACTACCGGCAACGTCCCGGTAGTACCAGCCGGGATAGGCTGGGCCAGACGGAACAAGATCAACCCGCTAAACGGGGCTGACAGGAACGGGTGATTGCGGAAGGAGAAACGAACGTTGGTCGTCCCGACCGTAACGCCCGTGCTCTCCAAACGTGGGATACCGTTCTTGTTCGCCATTATGAAAGGACTAATGAATGCCATAACTCTTTATTTTTAGGTTATTAACTCATTATCCCCATCCGTTGCCGAAGTTTCCCCAGTTACCGAGACCTAGGCCTAATCCGTACTGGGCGGCCACGCAAGTGGGTATGCCTACCACGGGGGAGTAAGGAACCTTTGCCACCTCCGGCTGGTTACACTCGATCTTGGCCAATCTTGAGCTCAAATCACCCAAGGCGTTACCTAGAGGGGCGGTCTGCGCCTGTAGAGTAGCGGCGAAATAGGCGTTCTGGTTGCTTTGGGAGATCTGTCCTTTCAAGGCTAGGTTCTCCGCCGTCAAGCGATCCATCTTGTCTTGTTGATACAAGTTCTTGAAATCACGAACCTCGTTGATGATATCACGGGTGTTCTGCAGACCTGAGTCACGGAGAGTCAACGTGTTGTTGTTCATCGTATTCACCAGCGTGTTTGTCTGGTTGCAGCTAGCCAATTGGTTCTCGTAGCCCATCTTAGTGATGTTGTTGTTAACCGTGCAGCAGCACTCGGCGATCTGGCTCAATAATTGATTGTTACCACTTTGGACGGCGTTAATGATTTGTTGGGAACTCATGCCTACTTGGTTACCCACGCTCTGGATCTGTCCTTGGATCTGGCAGATAGCGTTTTGTAATTGTTGGGTTGAGCAATTCAAGGAAGATGACAATTGGCTGATAGCCGTTCCGTTTCCTTGGATAGCGTTCATCAACAATTCACGACCAGCGTCATTGTTCAATTGAGCGGGTAATCCATTAGCCCCGTTGTTGCCGAAGCCGTTGCCACCCCAGCCTCCCCATACGAAGAACAGGAGGATGATCCAGATCCACCAGCAACCACCACCGCCCCAAGCGTCTTGATTGCCCTTATTGTTCATCAAAGCCGCTACCAAATTGGGGTCCAATGATTTTCCACCGCCACCCATCAAGCTCGGGAGAAAGGCCATGATGTCAAACTTACTTCCACCGGAATTACCTCCTTCGGGAGTACCGATAAAATAATTTCTATCCATTATCTTTAATTTTTGTCGTTAATCCGGCACCATTACCGGACACGACAAAAATCATGAGAAGTGCTCTGCTAAATAAATATCTCCTTGCTAGCTTGTTGCGAGGTTGTTGCTAGTTCTTTGCGGAAGGGGATGAGACAAAAAAAGCGCCGCCAATTTGTGTTGACGACGCTTTTACCTTTTAAGGGAGGCTTTATAATGATATGGAAAGGAGCTCTTCTCCTAATTTATGCAAGGCTTTTTCCAATTTTAAGCTTTGTTCGGGTCTAGGATTTCTTCCTCCAGAAGCATAATGCCATAATTGTTTTTGATTTATCCCTGTAATACGTTCTAAACCAGCCTTTGAAAATATGCCAGAATAAAACTCCAACAATGACCGTACATCCATTTTAAACACCAACTCGTAATCACCTTGCAACTCTTCCGGAATATCACAGCCTAGCTCCTCACATTCCGAAACAAAGGTATCAATAGATTCTATCATACCCATTTTTATCTCATCAATAGTTTTACCGGTAGCTATTATACCGTCCAAACCATCAATATAAGCCGAGTAATTATTGTCGGCCCGTTCAATGATAACTCTTAGTGTGTGCATACATTTTTGTCTTTTTTTCTTCTTATGTTTTTCATGTATTAATTCAAAAGTTTTCTGGAGGCGGCATCAGCAGGACTATTTAAGTCCTGCCTCCCTTAAAACGGAATTCAACGTCCCTTCCTTTAGATCATCGTTGAGATTACCCGGAATTACTATGGGTCTTCTGGCTCCTTTCCTATAGTAAATCCTATGATCTCCACGCATCCGGACAAAACGCCATCCGTTTTCTTCAAGTAAGGATATAACATCCTTGACTCTCATTACCATTTGGCCTCCTTTCTTTTTTAATTATAAAAAAAGATAACAAACAACGAAGGTTTGATAGGGGCAAAGGTAACTATAATTCTACTATCTCCAAACAAAACGATAACTATTTTTCTACTATTTCGTATATACAACTATTTTAAGATCAAAAAAGTTCACGAATATAGAGGATTTTCTATAGCTAATTTTTCCTTCACGCTTTCTAATACTCCTCTCAGGAAATAACTCCTCCTTATCCTGTCCGGGTACAAGTTACGCATCCGGTTGACGGCTTGCCTCGTCATTCCAGTCAGATCGGATATGATATTGTCGCTCAACTTGCGATCGGCCAGTATGGTTATAGCCACTCCCCTAGCGTCAACGTTCCTCTCCTTGTTGTTGCTAAACATCATTACCGGATCGGTTCCGCACTCCTTGCAGACTGCCTCTATCACTTTCTTGTAAAAAATTTCCACCTTATTCATAAACTTTTTATTTCGTGGTTTGTTTTACTATCAAAGCCGGGCACAAAAAATGCACGGCAGAAAGACTTATAAGAATCTTCCCGTCGTGCGTGGCATGAAAAAATAATCAAACTTCCGATCCGATTATTTAGGGAAGATTCTTTTTTCTTTATCTTCCCTTTCCGGTTCGTTCTCACGAAGTCACCATCAAACTAATATTAAATTAATCATGAACAAAAAACGTCAGCCCTTGTTATTCATATAACGCATTCATTCTATTATCAGAGGTTTCTCGGGCGTGAGCCATGGAAGCCTCACCAAATTCTATAAAACCCGCCTATCCCGACATAGGGTGACAAGCCATTCTTACCGATCCCATAACCTGCTATAACTCCTATTCCCCATCTACGTGGGGTGATCGTCTTGGTTATATACTCAGTCTTGCGATAAACCTCGATGTAATCAAGATTAGGCTTGTAACCCGAAATTGAAAGCCGGTAATCATCCGTCTTGTACTCCTTGCTGGTTATGGGTACCGGAACATATACAGGTTCCTTTACCGTGTCACCGTCCAACGTGATATAAACAGGGAACGGCTCCGGTATCGTCCGCACCAATGTCTCATAGACTGGGTACGGAATGCTGTCATGTATCGTGTCAACATAAGTAGACGTGTCGGTCTTGGATATCGAATCACTGGCCACATCCCCCCGGATATGGTAGCCAGCCGTGAAACTGGCTACCAAGCACACTAGTATTAATATAACCTGCCATGCTCTCATAACAGATTCAACCCCGCAATAACATCCGACATATCAGCCTCCCTACCATTCTCCACCTTGCTCATCCCGCCCACGATCCGGATCATCTGCTCACGAGCGTTGATGTTGATAGGATCATCAGCCGGGATACCAGCATAATCTGATACGGCCTTAATGTAAGCGTCCGTATCGTTCTCGTTTTCCGGCGCCCAGCGACCTATCATCTTGCGGATCGTGTCCAGCTTATAGTTCCGGTAATAGTTAGACAGGATCTTGAAGATCGCCCGATAGCCATAGGCCATAGTCTCGAACTGCTTAAACGACTTGTCCTTGCTCGGACGTATCTCACCTTGGAACAAGTCTCCGTTGATCCGGATGTTTCCCGGGTTGTTGTTCCGATACCCACGAGGTAAATTATTTTTCCCCATATTTTACTCTCCTTTCTTCTTTTTATTCATGGCATTGGATAAAGCGTTTGTCAAAGCGTCCTCCAAAACCTTTTGCGTTACAACCTTACCGATCATGTCGGCTGTCTTACTCGCCTGCCTCCTTTGTTTGGCGTCAGCCTTCTCCCAGATAGACCTAACCTCCGTTATCAAGATAAATACGGTCACTATCGAGGATACGACCGGGACATTGGTCAAGAAAGGCAGATGGATAAATTCCCAGAACCGGCACACGTAGCAAACCGAGTCTATCCCGCACGCTATACATACGCTACCAGCGTAAAGTATGAACTTACTGACCGTCCTACGCATGCCGTACGAATTACGCTCCTCGCCCCTCAATTTAGCCTTGTAATAACCCGAGGCGAAATCCCACCCCATCGCCACCATAACGATGAACATCTCAAACACGACTACAGTCAGTAGCTCCCTCATACTGCAAATCATCTTAAAAAACTCCATTCTTCCGATCCTTTTTTTTTTAATTAGTTAAACAACCACTATGCTCTCATCCTCTCTCGCCGCCTCCCACTCGGCGAAATCGCTATCCACACGGTCTTTCAACGCCTTCCTTTCGTTAAGGAACGTCTTATAAGACTCCACGTACGACAAGTCCAGTATGCCCAGCTGGGCGGCGTTGTAGTCGTTCAGCTTCTTTTGCTCCACGTCCTTGTCCCATAGGGCGTTGATACAGGCCTCCAATATCTTGTTGGCCGTCAACGTGGGCCATACCCTGACCTCGTTGTAACTATAGGAGATCACGGGGGCCATATCGTCACCCATCTCCCTTGTCTCCTCTCTAACGTCCCACCGGTAAAGGTAGGATCCGTCACCGTCCTTTTCCATAGTGATCGGTATAGTGTCGCTATATGTTCTTTTCATGTCTTGTTATTTAATCGTTATACAAAAAAATTCCCGACGTGATACGTGCGGCTACGCCGACGTTTTACGAAATTCGGGGAAAAAGCAAAGGCGCGAACCGAAGTAACGAGCCGCAGCGGAAGGCGCAAGATTCGCATTCACGCAAGCGAGGCCCGCAATCGACCCGTAGTCCGCATTACCGCCAACCAGCACCACCTGCATGCGGTTATCCGATGTGTAGGCGTAGTAGTAGTCGCACCAGTAGGTAGAGGAGCTACCTCCGACCTCCGTGGCCACTATATCGCCATCTTCCCCAAGCAACATCTTCTTGGCATAACCGTTTGTACGGCAGATATTGCCTTTCTTGTCATAACCGGTGTAAGAGGTGTCGCTGAAATTCGACGGGTCATCGGTAGTCCATAATACGGATAATCCGGCATCGCCCGTGGTGACCTGTATATTGGCCCCGTCAGTATATTTCCATATATGGCCGAACGGATTCTCTATACCACGATACCTGTTAGCCATCAACGTGGCGTGAGTACCGCCGGAAGCGTTCTTCACCACATATGCCTTCTCTCCCGAGCCGTTCCCGAACTCGTTGGTATAGCCGCATGGGATAAGGGGGTTGACGTTGTTGAAGTTAGTCCAATCCGTCATTTGCGTTGGTCCCGGACCTAGGCCGCCTTGTGCGAAACCGTTAGCGTCCTTCTGGGCGTTGAAAGGCTTCTGGCTGTCCAGCGTGGCGTACTCGACGGCGAATAACCAGAACAGTATCTTGTGGGCGTTGTAGGTGTACATCTCCCATCCGCTGCCTCTTTTCCTCGCGGCTTGCCGGAATTGGTCTCGGGTGAGGTTGGTGACGGGACGGCCTAGCAAGGAACGGTAGGTGCCGTCCCATTCGGCGGTGTTGTCACCACCACGATATTCATTATAAGTTGAATCAACACCCAGACGAGACATAAGAAGATCTTTGCTTCTGTATATTGTAGCCTCATATGAACTTATAAAAAAATCATCCACGTATTTATATCCTGGTAATGGGATTGCAGATATCATGCATCTAAACTTGGTACCATTGAAGTAAAATTTATACCAATGTCTAGGTATCATTGTCATTATTGAAAAATTTTCAGGTTCACCGGAAGCTAGTTGAACGTCTGGATCGCTCCATTTGTTACCAAGATAAGCGTTTATCCCCCCATTATTATCTAACACGACTCCTCTCATCCCGCTTTGGATAGGCAACTCCCTATGCAGTTGCATATTCCCCACACGCTTCCCGTCCGGGCTTGACGATTCCATGTCCCACTCTACACCGTAGGAGTACCGTTCCTCGATGTCGGGGATGTCCTCCCAAGCGGGGGTCCACTCGGTGGAGATGTCGCCGTACTCGAGCTTGATCTTGTGGATGGTGGAGGTAGAGGTAACTGTATTTGGAGTGGTAAATATAACAAGACGTGTATTATCCGCTTGATGACCAACTAAAGTAGTAAGCCATTTAAATGTCTTGTGAGCTTTCCCATTTACAAAATCTGTAGGAAGAAACTTGGCTAATGACCCCACATACGCTCCAGAATTAAATAAGTCGAACGACTCTTTGCCGTCCCCTATCTCACCCCATATAGTTACAGTGACCTGCGTCCCATCGGGTATCTGTTCCGCCAACCAATAATCAGCGATCTTGTAACTAGAGTTACTTACCTCCTTCCCCGATCCCAACAACAGATTCCTCCCGTACACGGGCAGCTTGCGGTACTTACCGTCGGCCATCAGAGACTTATCCTTGTCTCCCTTGGTCTCCAGCGTTATCGACACGTCCGGATCTTCGTTTTGGGCCTTGTCCGGCGTTATGGTTATCTGTCCGTTAGACGGGGTGGATGTGACAACGGGCTTTAACTTATCAACGTCCGTCCTTAGGCCGGTGACCAGATTCCGGATATCCGTATCGTCGTAATTATCCAATCCATCCAACTTACCCTTATCTTCGTCAGTATAATTATTGTCCGTATGGACGTAATTAGCGTCCTTTACGATGTGATCGTCATTTGTTAATTGGGATGTCTTGGTTGGGATCAAAGCCGTTATCTCCGCACGCAAGTCATTGAGAAGACCGGTTAGGGTTTCCTTATCCGTAATACCCTGCAAAAAAAGCTCGATCTCATGGAAGGTATCTATAGCGTCGCTCGCTCCATCACCCAATAACGTGTCGATATCCGCCTTGATAGAGGCGATCTCACTCCTGACCCATTCATCATCATAGTTGGATAAGCCGTTGATCTTAGATAACAGCTCATCCGTAAGGTCGTTTGTGCTAAGTCCCTTCCCTTTGATCTTCTCGACAAACCTATCGTCAATCTGTCCGGACGTGTAATAACCTGACAAGATACTCGTGACCTCCGCAAGTATTTGTTTTTTCAAATCCAGCAACACTCCGGCCATATCCTTATCCTCTGTCATACCGGACAAGAACTCCACCACCTCCTGCCATCTGTTGATGATATTGTCCGCATCAGGATCTCCCGTTATAAACGTGGACAGATCGGAAGCAACTTTCCTTATGGCCGTGTCAAGATCCCCCTCTACCTCCTTCGCCCTGCTGATCTCGGAGGTTAAAGCCTCTCTTAACGCCGTGTCATCGTAATTACTCAATCCGTCGAGCTTTTCCAAAAGAGCGTCCGTCAAGTTGTTATCCGTATGCGTGTAATCGGCATCGGTTACGATATTATCCGGTAGAATGGGTATGCCTAACTCCTCTAGGGACTTATCCCCGACCAACTCAACCCCGTTGATCCGTGGTTTATTGGTCATACTTTCATAATCTCCGGTCCCTACGGCAGGAACGGATATATCTCCCGTTAGCTTTATCGTTGTCACCTTGACGCTGCCGCATCCCGTATCTCCACCGACGGAGCACGACCGTGGGATAAGACGGAACGCATCGCAAGCGTCTACGGTGTACATGCCCTCCTTCCCTTTGTTCTCGATAAGGGTCAGCGTATAGACACCGTTATAATCTTGGTCTTTACCTAGGTAGGTGAATCGTATCACGTTATCCCGGAAGTGGAGGTCTTTTACCGCCATCTTCTTATAGCCATTGGTCATGAAGACGCTAATGTTCTTGCCATCCAAAGACTCGGGCTTACCGTCCCGGAAGATGGTCCATTCTATATTGATGTCGTTTCCTATGCGAATAGCTTCCATATTATTGAAGGGTGAAGGGGTCTATTATTTTAAAAGATTCTCCATCTCCATTGGACACAATAATCTTTCCTTGGCAACTCTCGGAGATTTGAAAGACATAGTCTGATCCAGCTTTAAAAGATCCTAATACCGTACATCCTTTAAGAGAACCTGAAATTTGGAGTCTAGCCTGTCCTTCGATGTTAAATAGGTTATTAGTCACCATTAAATTTGCGCCATTCAATAATATATCTACATAATTATTTACCGTATTACCGCTAACTTCCATAGCGACATCATCTATATTAAGTCTATATCTCATATCATTAGTATCTATTTTTGAGTCAACGGTTCCTTTAACAGCTATGAAAAAAGACTTATTTGAGCTATTTTTCTTTATCCTGGCAGAACCTATCGATGGTTTTGCCACACTAAGGACATACACAGCAGTATTGGTTATACTATCAAGAATATATATTTCATTATTCATTGCCTTGCCATCCAAGGAAGCGTCCATAACCGAATCCTCGCTAATGCCATTATATGAATTTAAAAAAGTAAAAGTAAAAAACGGTACAGGACCATTTGTCACCTTTTTAAAAATATTTGAGTCTATTTTCCATTTTATGTTCTTAAAATCAAAATCAGCCTCATTTCCATATTCGTCTATAAGCCTATAAATATATCCTTTCCCACTCTCATGAGCGATTGGATACGATTTAGTATCATTATTGATATCATACCATATTTCCCAAGATCCTAGGTCTGATCCGGCGAAGTAATCATCACCTTCACGCATTATGGCAGATGCTTTACGTTCTAGTTTATTGGAAGATTTAGCCGTGACGATAATGTCAAAAGGTTTCTCCGCTGAAACAGCCTTGTATTTATCATTTACTTTAGTTACATAATCTGTGATCCTGTACTTGTTCCCTGCGACAAGAGAGCTTGCCTGAATCAAAGATACTATCTCCTGATAGGTTACAGAAATCATTGTTGAGCCGCCAGAACCAGCCAAATCATATTCTTGCCCATTTACATTTATTTTTCTGATTGTTCCCATATTTTTATTTATTTGATTGTTAATACTCCATCAGCAACCGTTGTTTGCGAATCGGAAATAAAAAAGGTTTCACCCGACACTTCCGCTTGTATATTTTTAGTAAAAACCAAAACACTACCTGAAACAAAAGCCTTTGTTATCCCAACTCCGGACTGTAACAAGGCTAACAAATCCTTTATCTGATTAGATTGCTCATCTATAATAGCCTTAAGCTCTTCGTTATTATTATTAAATTTATTGTTTAAACCTATAACTTTCGAATCTGTAGCATCATTTATCCTATCTTCCAAGCTAGGGATTAATACAGTTCCATCTTCCAATATAGACAAAGCGTTTTCTCGCGAGTTATCATCACGTCCTATCCCATAGGAAAACAGCACATTTTTATTATTTAGTGTTGGCTTATTAAAACGACCAAAAGAAACGCCATAATCCGAATTTACAAGCAGCCACTTCCCATGACAAAACGCCAACCTTGCAGGGGCTATATTACCTATAGTGCAATACTCTCCTCCTACATGTGAAAAAGAGCATCCCGGATAAACCTCATTACTATATCCTTCCACATGAACACAGAAGTTTTGGTCTGTATATTCTCTCCCCGAAAACAGAACATTATTGTATCCTTCCACATGATTTGCCTTATGTACTATTGGGGCACTATGTGAATAATATAAATCACCGCATATATTATTATATCCTTCTACGTGGCTTGTGTTATCACAAATAAAATTGTTACATCCCTCGAGGTGGCTTCGGGTGCCAATTGAAATGTTCAGAGCGAACTTCTCTCGTATAGATACAGCGTCAAAAAATAATGAGTGCTCAATATTTTCAGAGTTATAGACTCCGTAATCTTCTATGAAAGTCCTTAAAGACTCTCCACTCGTATCAAAAATAGGCCGATCCGCTATGCCTCCTACGGTATTTTCAATAAAATAAGGCTGGGTGCCTATTGATCCTCCTTCTACATGCGAACCATCTCCTAAACAATAAGAATATAATCCCTCTACATGCGATTGCGCTCCTAAGCACCATGTTCCCCTGCCCTCGGCGTGACCCTCGCTAGCGAACACATTCGTTTCGTAACCCTCCGCATGCGCCCTAGGACCGGTAGCGTTGGTATTCATACCCTCTGCGTGGGCGTAATTTCCTGCCGCCTTGTTATTCTCATAGTCATTGAATATCTCGGCGTTCTTGTAACCCGAGTAGTTTTGACCTACACCAAAGGCAAGGCTGTCCAATTCGATAAAATCCCCGTTTGCGCTTTTATCAACGGAGGATTTAAAAATATAATATCTATCGGCTATGATATTATCCGTAGGGACAAACACGTTCCCCGCCCCATTTCCGTCTTGGCCGGGCTTGCCTTGTGGGATACCTAAATCCAAAGCATAAATAGGTACACCTTCTGGGGTCTCCCCTCTCAAGACAAAGCCAGCCGTTGCCGAGCTATTAAAAGGAAGGGTGGAGACCGTACCGATAGAGACGACCGGAGGATCTCCCGGAGTTCCCTTCGGACCGGTTAGCAAGGATAATTCCACCAACACATTCCATCCGGGATTTCCAACATACCTCCATTGGATATCCGTAGACGAAGAGGCTAGTTCTATCTCCCTACCGTCAAGTCCCTTAAGTATAGCCATGGGGACTCTCACTAATTCCTCCTTAGCGGAAATACCGGGCAAAGATGACACGGAGGATATAGAGTCAATCTCCTTGAACTGACTTAAATCCTTGGACTCCTCCGCTAAGATCTTTTTACTCTCAGCGGCGATCGCACGTAAATCCTCGGGCGTTAGAGTAAAGCCGGAAGACAATGTAAGATCCCCTACAGCCATATTATCGTATGTTATTCTTGTTTAAGGAAAATATTTGCCGCATCGTCTATCACGGTTGACAATATAGCCTTGCAGTCTTCGTCCGAGACTCCATCTTCCAAGACTATCGATTTCCTGCCTTTGTCCACAATGTTTACATAACCGAACCTAAGCTCTCCTTTTTTGACCGAGGCCAATACCTCTGTTACCTTTTCGCCCGCATTCCGTGTTGTCTCATAGGAGATATCATAATCTCCTACCGTGTTTTTGTATTTGCTTCTCAATACAGATGATAATGTTGATAGTGCCATGTTAATTTCCCCTTTCTATAATGTTATAAATTTGCCCATACGCTCCAGGAGGTAAGAGTAATGCCACTTTTTTGATCAATGTAGCCTCCTCGATTGTTATATCCAATTCTCCGTTAGCTTGCCTTAGCTTCAGATACAGTTCAAATGCTTGTAACTTGCTACGCGAATCATCTTCATCACGCCCTGTCATGTGGATATATTTGCCATCAAATAATCCTTGGCAAAGGACCTCGTCTATCATTTGATAACGTTTCTCCTTTTTCTCTCCGGCAGGTACCCACTCAAAGGCTTCTTCGCCTTGAGAATTCTTAAATGCTATGTGAAAATTCACTTTCATAATTATTATTTTTATATTAGGAACTTCTTCTTATCTCTCCAGTATTTGTATGTATTAATAAAGGCTTCCAGTAGGAACTTTCTGCCGTCGTACTTAAACCCTTAAACGTTATACCTCCTTCTGTATACAATGCCATGGAATCACTATTATCCGCTATTCCAATCAAAGCCGCCCCTTTTCCGGAATGAGATTCTACATGCCCGGCATATATAAAGGTAAAAACTTGTCCAGCATCGTACATGCGAATAAAAGCGTCGGCATCATCTGTCTCAAGGCTTTTATAGGACATTATCTTAAAGGCTCCAATAGTCCCCTCTGTTGCCGCCAACTTCTTAGCATACAAATTATTCACATCAATCATAGAAGTAGCGATATACCCATTAACGATGATTGTCTTATCTTCCAATGCTTTAATAATGTCATTCTCTTTGACCCAACCGGGAAGTAACTCGACCGATGTATTGGCTTCCTTCGCCGCATTTAAAGCATTTGTGGCGTCTGTAATGGCTTTAGTCGCCCTGCTATAAGCCGATGAAGCAGTTGAGTCTGCGCTATTCGCTATGCTATAGGCATCAGAAGCTTTCTCATAGGCTTCCAAGGCTTTATCCAAAGCATCCCCGCCAGCCGCATCCACCTTATCCTGTAAAGAGGAGTCTAAATCTGAATAGGTAACGGCTCCCACAAGATTGATCCTATTCGATTTAATGGTGGTTGTCGTTGCCGTCTGGTTGATATACGATATGATATTATCGCCGTTTTCCAAGCTCTTGGCGGCGAACAACGTATTTCCCTGCGTAGTGTTGATCCATCCCGCCGTGTCTATCTCATTCCTTATATTATCCACCCTCGTTGATATGGCCGATATTTGCCCAGCGGTAATATTCAATTGAGAATCATACTTGGTATACACCTTACCTGTTTCCTCATCCACATAATCCTTCGTTGCCGCCAGCTTGATAGACTCTTCTGTTTGCTCTATCCTTGTCTCCAACCTGATAATGGCATCCGCCAAGTTATCGATAAACAAGGAAACACCATAAATCAGTATTTCCCCATCGAAAGATATACGGAAATCGCCACGTTCGTCCCATTTCCCCGCTTTCGAAAGCTTACGATACGAGGATGATGGTTCCAAGGACATGGAGACATAAAGGCTTGATCCCTCGAAACCTGCGGTCAATATCCCCGCCTTAACAACCCGGTAATGTAATGAGAAGGAATAGTCATACTCGGTCGCCTCGGTCTCATGTGACGGTATGTTTATAACGTCATTCCGCTGGAGGATATACGAGTCACTGATACGTAAGACATTTCTGTTGCCGTCTTGATAAATATCTGAAACTCCCCTCTTCTCTGACAGGAAAGAATCATTGGCGTAAATAAACGATCCGTCATGTCCCCAAAAACTTATTGAGTTCTCTGTCACCCAATAGTCCGTATTTTGGGAGAATGAGCTATTTTTCAATATATTGCCCGGCTCTAATGATATATCGTTCCTGATGCCTTCGATTGAACTCTCGAATTTCCCGTTCATTATGGAAAATTCCTGCTCGATCGTATTACCTGTATCAAGGATGTAGGTCGAATTTTCAAAGTAAGCCCCGTTACCGTAAATCCCCCAAACACCGGTCAAATCTATACCGTTTTTGGTTCTTATCCCGGAAAGATTTCCGATACGTGCCTTGGTCGCGTTATCGGGGTCTGTCTTCATCCCATACACGACATCCATATATGGAGCGCCGATCTCGTCGATCGTAGTAATCTTGACAATACCCTTTCTGGTAGAATCAGCCACGCTATCTATACGGGTTAATACATCTCCTTGCGCAATGTCGGCTTTATCACCGGCAAAGTTGACAAACGTAATCCAGTCCAAGCGATCTTCACCGTCCGATAAATTACCGATGCCGACTTGATCAACCCGAAGTTCGTATTGCTTGATGATATTGTAATCATTCTCCCCTGTCGGCATTCCCCCAAAATGTTGGACCATCAATATATCCCCCGAACGGAACGGATTGTAGAGCACGCCGTTCCCCGTGTCCAAGTAAATCCTTCCGGTCGCATGGTCGTAATACTCCACCTTCATCATCCCTGAGAATGTCACGTTGTCGTTTTCGCCACGAAGCTGAGAGACGATGAACTCATAGACCCGGAGACTGCCTCTCACATTTATATCGTCTATCTCTAAACGGAATTTCTGTTCCTCTACACCAGCCGAGTTAACCCGTTTATATGGAGCAATATCCCAACCGAAGCCATTAGGGGAACCGGATATAAACGTATGGGAACCCACTCGTTTCTTGAATAAAACATTCCCACGGAACCATGACTCATCAAATATGGCACGACCATCGGCCTTGATCTCCCAGCCCTTGCCGTCCATGCCGTCGAGGAAGATGGAGGAGCCTATCTTTTTGTCGAAGATGATCTCACCATGAGCCGTGTCATTGACATCCTTCCTTAAATATTTCTTATTAAGTTCTTCGGGCGATAATCCCCCCCCAATGACATATCCTCCTTTGGAAACGGACCCTTCATTTCTGACGTTGTCAATGGCATCCCAAATTTTATCAATCGTACTAGCTATCGGTTTATCGCTAAGGGATATCTCATAAACCGGGATAACCCCACCTTCTTTTATGGATAAGCTCTGGATAATAATGCTATAATCTGTTCCAAAATCAGCGTCATACAATGGGAGTCTCATGCCTTCCCTAATCAAATCGTGCAGATTCCCGTTTCGAGCCATGTATATCTCATCTACTCCTATATCGTAAGTATAGGTCACATGATCATGCTCAGCCAGATAGGAAGTAGCCGCATTTAATAGCTTATCTTCCGCATATTTTACATATTTATCTGGCATCGTGATATTCAGCAAGATAAAACGATCTCCCGTTGACAGATTCTGTCCGGCATTAGGGACTTGGAAGTTGTCTCTTGTGGATTTGTTAAGCGTTATCTCATAGTTACCGTTCTCCAATTGAATCACTTCCACAATCTCGAACTCATAACCTGTCAAATTTCCGCTTCGTATTGATATCGTCGCCGTCTCTGAGGTCAAGTAATCTTTGATATTGAATCCGATGTTCTTGATCGTCACCTTGAAAGAACCCGACGTCTCTGTTTCTTCCGTTATTTTCTCAGCGGAGACAAGCTCATCTATTCGTCCTATACCGGGTAACTCCACACCCGCTATAGAAGGATAGATATCCTCAAATAATTGGGTGTATTCCCTTACCCCATAAGCGGAGATATTTTTCGATTCAATATAGCTCTTGCCTGTCTCCAGATAACCGGGTAACATCAAGTTCCTCTTGCCAGAGAAGTCCGATTCTCGCTTATTGTAATCGGAAGGTATATTGCGTTCGCCCCCATAAGCGTACAACCTAGTGACAATCGCCTCGTCAGCATTGACATCCCTAGTTATCTGGTATAAACCGTTATCCTTACCGTAATAAAAAGTATGATTCAAGGAATCTTCCGGGTATCCGATCCTCACCCTTCTCTTGGTAACGAGGAAATTTAGCCCAAACTCCTTATTGATCATCACGAGGGCATTCCAGCAAGAGGTATTGTCTATCTGTATTTCTGCCTCCTCGGTCTCAACGCCCTCATAGACATCGATAGTCCATCCCGGATAATCACGGTTCATGTTCGCCTGTATCCTCTCGGCAAAGGTCTTGACGGTACCTACAAATGAGAAAGACGGACTAGGCTGGTAATGATAATCATTGCCATACGGGACATAATCCAATAACTGACAATTCTGTAACTCTACATCTACCGTATTGAATACCAAATCATACTCAAAGGCGTCTTGAGCACTGCCAGAAGAAGCGCTCTTCGTTTGGGAAGGGATATAATATAAATAGAAAACCTCTCCCCTATAAGTCAAATAGTCGCCTATAGCGAAATTTATCACGACTGGGGATTCGAACGAACAGGATATTGTCCTTTCGCCCATAAACGATCCGTTATACTCTAGTTCCTTGATCGTACAACGTTTTATTTCACCTGTCTTATCGTAAACAATCCACCCCATACTACCTAATGATAAATTGCTCCTCCGGTTTGGTCACCCTAAATTTCATCTTAAACTCAGCGACATCCCCTAACCTTACATCGCTCGTAAAATCAAAATCGCTGAACCCTTTAAAGTAAGCCCCCTTGCATCCTGTATATGAGTAGGGAGAGTATATGTTTAGATCTGAGCCATTGGTTGTCATATATTTGAACAGGGATTCTTGCTTGGCCATAAAAGAGCCTTGCGAACCTTTATAAACCACGGATATCTCAATGTCATAAGCTTTTAATTTAGCCACGTCCGGGAAATAAACGTCCTCTCCGTCCTCATCCTTCCAGTCACGGGAAGGCAACTCCTTTGTCTCAAGAGGGACGAATAATGGCACGCTGGTAGTCTTGACGCCAAAGTCAGCGTATAGATCCTTCGTTTCCGATCCATTCGCCTTTTGAAATATCAGTGTATCTCTATCTGTTCCCATAACAAAAAAAGAGAACCTACAACAGGATGGAATCAACCATCATGTCATAGGCTCTCTTCGAAGCTCTTGTTTATTATGAAAGCAAATATAGATAATATTTATATCACAACAAAACAATATAGATAATATCTATGCAATATATTAATCTTTTGGTCTTGATTTCTCGATATCCATCAAGAAGTCCCTCACGCAAGACATGGCTCTTATCTTGTTCATGAACCTATCATAGGTCTTTTTATTCCATTCCTTGTGATCCGGCATCCAGTCATTGAATATCTCCATGTAGACCACCTCTTGAGATCTGTCCTGTACGGTGACGCATAAACCGCCCGTCTCCGTCATTATGCCTATTTATATATACCGGTTTCTTTCCGATCATACACTCCAACGCAATCCTTTGTACGTTCTTCAATACTTCTATCGTTTCCATATTCCTTATATTATTAATGTATAGTTATCAATCACCCGAATAAATCCTGTTACCATACAAGCTACCCTTACCTACATGAGATAAGACAACATGCTTGCGATACTCGATGCGTCTAGCTTCTTCCTCTGCCAATCTCTTAGCCTTGGCCTCCTTATTCTCTATCTCTATCTTGGCGTTATTCCATGCTATAGAAAGACACTTGCCAAAAGACCAAGAGAATTTGCGGTAGTGTCTGAATAACCTCCATGCGTCTTTCATGATCTCACTCTTGTTGTATTTCTGTGTTGCCATTGTGCTGTTGTTTTATTTTGACGATGCAAATGCAATGTATATAACATTACCATGCAAGACAAAAGCAATAACACAGCATTACTTTAATATTAATTAGTAATATAAGTAACATTACTTATATAAGTATGTGTAATTTTGTAGCATTAAAATTCGGATATATGGATAATATTGAAGCATTACTAAAAGAAAAAGGATTGACTAAAACGGCTTTCTCTGATTTACTCGGTATCAAAAAGCAAAATCTAAATGGATTAATGAAGAACCCCACTTTAGAGACCATAAAAAGATTTGCTTCTGTTCTGGGTGTTGAAACATGGCAACTTTTCGCCTCCCCCTCCGAAGTACAAAAAGAGACTGATGGTGGGTATAAGTGCCCTAATTGCGGGCATCCATTGAAGATAAAGGTGGAATGACCTCAAAATAAAAATCACGAAAGTTTGTTTTCTGCATACAAATGACAAATAAAAATATAAAAACCTCAATATGTTATATAACACGCTCTACATTCCTTTGCTTACTTTATATTATTGTAAATTTGTTTAATTCAAAAACGCATAAATAGAATCTATTTAAATACTTTAAACATCATGGGAATATTTGACTACTTTAAGCTGCCGTTTAGGAGACATAATATTAAGGCAGATGCGCAAGGGGAAAATATCAATCAGATAGAAAAAGAGAGCCAACCGATATACGTAGAGAATCTTCCTAAAGAACATATAGAGAATAAAATCGAATTAAAGGACTCATATCCAAAATCGTATATACCCATTGACAGCTTTACTGCGTCTAAAGTAAAGCCCATAAACAAAGCAGAGCACCCTATTGATACAAAAGAAAAATATATTGAGGTAAAGGGAGAAGTGGTTGTTTTAGATAATTTGGATGCTAATCAATCAATAAGATCGGCTACAAACGTAAGCATGAACAAAGAAGTAGCAAAGACAAACAACAATAATACAACTGTTAAACGTAAAAAAAGAAAAACGATAGATCAGAATATAGATCTTTTAGAAAACGAAGAAGATACAAAATATAAGGAGGATGAATTAAATGAGGAACAAAAAGCCGCCGTATCTTTCGAAGGGAAACATTTACTTGTGCTTGCAGGAGCAGGAACGGGTAAAACTAAAACTATTATATCAAGAGCTTTGCATCTTGTCAATAAGGGGGTATCCCCTTCTAAAATATTGATTTTATCTTTCACAAGAAAATCTGCCTATGAAATAGTTAGTCGTATAAAATCTTTAAACGCTAAATCCATAGGAATTACCGGGCAGACTTTTCATTCTTGGTGTATGGGAATCATAAAAAGCAATCCTAATATCTTTGAATGCTCAAACTCCACATGCTTAGATGAAGAAGATAGAGAGAGTGCTATAAAGCTGTTATGTGGAAAAAAATTTAAAGATAAAGATGACAATAAAATCTCTCCCGCTCTTATAGTAAACATATATTCATATTCTTTAAACGCAAAATGTTCTCTGAGTGAATCCATAAGAGTAAAAGCTTATGATAATGGAAATATAAACTTACTGAAAGATCAAATAGAAAAAAACAAACCTATATATGAGGATATTATCAAAAAATATATTACATATAAACAAGAACATAATTATATAGACTATGATGACATATTAAAAATTGTTGCTGTAGGATTAAAAAAGAATCCTAATATAGCTCAATTTATAGCATCAAGATACGAGCATATACTTGTGGATGAAATGCAAGATACAAACCCTCTGCAATATGAATTGCTGTCTTCATTTTATGATTACTGCCATCTTTTTTGTGTAGGAGATGACGCTCAATCAATATATGGTTTTCGAGGTGCAGATTTTAAGACCATGCACAGTTTTACTAAAATAGTACCAGATTCACAATCTTTAAAATTATCATTAAATTATAGATCAACTCAGGAAATATTAGACATATCTAACTGGGTTTTATCCGAATCTCCTCTAAAATACGACAAAGAGTTAAAATCTTTTAAAGGGCATGGAGATAAACCTAAAATGATACATGTAAACAACGATTGGGATGAAGCAAACCATATAACAGATGATATACTTATATCAATAAACGAAAGAGGATATGAATATAAAGATCATTTGGTTTTATCTAGATCTAACTCTGGATTAAAAAAAATTGAAGCTTGTTGTTTATCTAAGAAAATACCTTATAAAATATTTGGAGGAACACAATTAATGCAATCAAAACATGTTAGGGATGTTATGTCAGCTCTTAGAATTGCAGCAAACTTCCATGACGAATTGGCTTGGGTAAGATATTTACATTTATGGGCTGGCATAGGAGATGCTACTACAGCAAAGATTATACAGCATTTATATGGATGCCAAACCTTGAATAACTGCGTGTCAAGATTAAAAGGTTTAAATTTACAACTTGAAATACACAAAACATTAGAAAGTATAGACGGATTACAATCAAATCCTTCAAAGGCCATAAAAGTAACATTAGATATTATGTCACCACGATTAAAAGAATTATACAAAGATAACGAGTGGAATAGCAGGAAAAAAGACTTTAAACTACTAAAAGAAATAGCGCAAGATAGTGGAAGTATTGGCGAATTTATAGCGGAATACATTCTTGATCCTAAATTAGGAACATACAATAAGGGTGGAGGAAAAGAAGAAGATTTTGTGACATTATCAACAATACATTCAGCAAAAGGATTAGAAGCAGCAAATTGCTACATAGTGAACGTGTCTCCTTATTCATATCCAACCCCAAGAGCCATCTTGAATGGTATAGATGCTATTGAGGAAGAAAGAAGATGTTTATATGTTGCTTTAACAAGAGCTAAAGACAAACTTTATTTATATAGAAATATTTTAGCAACATCCATTGAAGAAAGTAGAATTTCTTTTGATTCTTATAATGAAATTATAGAAAAAGGAATGTGTTTTATACAACGCAAATTCGGAACTAAAATAAAAATTGTAAACATAAAAGAAGAAAATGAGCCTATTGTATATTTTGTAATACAAGGGGATGAAAGTAATATACATAGTATATCCGAATGGGCATTTCGAAAAGCTTATGTCACAGAAGAAGATTATAATGCGTCAAATGCTGGACTATTTTATTTCTTAAATAATGTCCCTTATGATATAATAACTATGGAATATTTAAACTCCTCGGTTCAGTTTGAAAATAGGGAATATAATGAATCTAAAATTTCAACCGACTTTAACGATTTTGATTTTAATTAGACAATTTGTCCATCTATCCAATACAAGCCCGGTCATCCGGGCTTTTTTATCCCCTTACAGGTAATCCCTAGTTACAAAACGATAAAAAGCGACAGAATCAAATCCAGCCGCTTTGTCGGTGATGGTTCAAGAGCAGATGCCTACATTATATAGATAAAATCTATAATATTATACACACATATAAATAACATCTATATACATCGTTTTTTATACCTTATTTATTCTAATTTGATTTAAACAATATTAAATAACAATCTAACTAACATGGTTTCTGATACAAAGTAACGTAACTTTGTTGCGCAATCTTATTGATCAACTTAAATTCATAAGAATATGATTCGTACAATTCCTAATCCAATAATTAGCGTCGATGATGTTAGACGCTTTAGAGATGTTATGCGAAAATGCGTAACAGGGGATTTTACGGATGAAGAAAAAGAAAATATCAGACTCCGTAAAATCGAGATGAAAAGAGTAGATGACATTGTAAGACAGAACAATGGAGGTAAAAACCCTATCCTCGGATATTAATTATTCGGTTCATTTTCTCTCTGAGAAAGATGATCTTTCTGAATTTTCATGTGGTAACAACGAATTAGATAAATTCTTTCATGAGGAGGTATTCATTTGCATGAAGTATAAGTATGTTACAGCATACTGTGTTAAAGATAAAAACGGATTGATCATTTCTTTGTTCACACTGGCTCATGACGCCGTAATACTATCCTCAGAAGAGGATAAAGAGGATTTCATATCAGAGTCTTCGATGAGTATCAGTGAAGAATATATAGGTACATTCAAGAATCAATCCGCTTTTCCCGCCGTAAATATTGGACATTTAGCCGTAAGGAAGGAATTGCAGAGCGAGGGAATTGGAACATTTGTCATTAACTTTGTGACTAATACATTCGTTGACTACAAAATAAGCGGATGTCAATTTATAACTGTTGATTCCATTAATACCCCTAGAACAAATAAATTCTATGTGAAAAATGGATTTATCAACCAAACCAACAATGATACATGTAATTCTACAAGAAGAATGTACTTACCACTTAGAATATACCAAGATAAATAGATAAAATCTATATCAATCCAATATAATATAGATTTTATCTATAATAAAAATAATCCAAAGACTTCAATATATCTCCTCTCCATTAAATACCGGCCCACGAATCATAACTTTGCGAATTACCCTCACCAGTTCACATGGGGTATCAATAAAGCTATCGTCATAGGCGTAAACCGTACACGTGCCATTGTTGGACAAGACAGATAATCTAGATTGGTCATAGCATTCCACGTTCACGTAAGAATGTAACCCGCATTCCATATTAATGCTAGTGTTATTGAAACAGTATAATTTAACCGTAGCCCAATCCTTTATCTTAATCACCCCGGAAGAATCTCCAATGACAAATACGGAGTCTTCCGATCCTAGTTCGGCATTGATCTGACGATCTAAAAAAATCCGGTTGTCTTCCAGTTTTTTCAAATCCTGCTCGGAGGCGAAATAACGTCTTACGATCTCCAACGCCGGAGTGGAGTGTTCCATGAAATACTCCGGCCATCGTTTCCAGACCTTGATGATCATATCAACATCCTTATTGCTTCTTCCCCACAATCTCCTGCCGCTGGAACAAACCCCTAAATCGGCAAGTTCGCTAAATAATTTGTTTGTATCCATGATTATATATTATTGAATTCTTACAGCTTTCCCGCCCTTTCCTTGTACGATCACGCTTGATAAAGCGTTTTGTATTACGGTTGAGCTCTTCTGTATCTCAATCGCCGCATCAGCGCTCGCCTTTGTGTTCGCAGCGATAGCGTTAAGCTGTTGTAGCTGCGCTTGCGCCGTAATGCTCATCGTAGGTAACAGGTTCCCCGCAATATTCTCCAACAAGTTACGCTTTACGCTCACGTCATGACGGATAGCGTTCAGATAACTACCTAATAAGTTTGCCGTGTCCTCTGTCACTCCTTTGATGCTTGCCGAAAGACCTTTCTTATCACTGTCACCAGTCGTATCGGTAAGGGTTATCCCTGCCTTCTCTGCCGCCTCATTCAAATACTCCCAAACCTTCTGGCTTTGCCCTATGACATCTCTCAACCCGGATAATTCCGTGACAAGGCCTGACATATCGCTTCCAGACATTGTCCCGTCGCCCAAAATCCCGCCTTTCCCATCCTTACCAAACAAATACTCTCTCAGGGAACTCATGGCGGTCTCTATGTATTGGGTTTGAAGTATATTTTTCAAAACATTCTTCATTATATCAGCTACGGTCTTGTCAAAGGCTTCCGCCGCATCCTCCCCAGAGGCGAATGCGTCAACCAGAGAATCAGCGATGCTACCGGCCCAGTCTTTCAGGTCTATATCGTACAAGTCTTTCGCTAAATCCTCATAGAAATATCTCAGTTGATCGTCAAGCTCAGCTATCTGCTGTTTATAATCCTCTATTTTTGATTGATCCGTTTTTTTCTTATCCTCCTCGGCTAGCATCTGCCTCTCAATCTCTTCCCTCTGGCGTTGAAGGTTTCGAACCATTTCATCCGTTTGTTTCTCTGAAGCCTCTCCCAACTGCCTTTCAATTTCCTTTTGCAAATTTGTATAGGCGTTTTGTAGCTTTTGCACCTCCAACTGGGATCTTTTAATCGCCCTATCCAGCCTCCTGTCATGGAATTGCGCTATCTTGCCTACAATATTCGGGATAAAGGAAAGAGCGGACGCAGCCATTTGTATCGGGTTTCCACTGGTCAATCCTTGAGTTAGACTTCCAAGCTCACCTAACATGTCTCCAGCAAAAGATAAGGTGTCGGATACTCCCTCGTTCCCTAAAGAGTCAAACATACCAGACCAAGCGTCAGTGACCTCCTTGATCATTTGAGCCGCATCATTGGCGTACTGCCCTAAAGAGGACAAAGCCTCTTTCTTCTCTTCCTCATTTCCTTCCTTTAGGGCCTTATTATATTCATCAAGACTGTCCTTGATTCCTTGAAAGGGATTTTGTTTATTCAGCTTTCTTTCTTCCTGAGAGACTTGCTTCACTAATCTCAAATACGTCTCCAAGGAAACGGTAGTCTTCTTTATGTCATCATTCTCATCCTTATAGGATAGGACATATTGGGATTCCCCGGTTTTAGGATTCTTGATTTCTTCCACCGTATCCATCATCTTTTTAGCCTCAGATACGACTTTTCTCATATTGGAATAACCAAGAGCGGCGGTATCCCCGAACAGCTTCTGCCATATGGGAGATAACTTGATAGACTCTTCCCGTAAAGATTGAATCTGCTGGGCATATTCTTTAATGACCCCTGCGTCCAAAGTCTTTTGTCCCTCCTCTGACAGGGACTTATAATAATCGGTATTCCTGAGATTGGATAACATGTCCTCTCTCTTATTCTCGAGCGCCTTTATCTTCTCGTTAGCGTCAGCGTATTTCTGCACCATGGTCAAGGCATCTTGGATAACCGCCTCCGAGCCGCTCCTCGTGGCTTCCCTTATCTTATCAACGATTTCCTTCGCTATACCGCTAGTGTCACCTAACATTTCCTTCAGCTTGCTTTCTGATAAATCGCTTAGCTCCTCATATGTCTTTCCTGTTTTCTCTAATAGGACTTCCCTTAAATGATCCGCTTGGGAGTTTATACCATCCATCGATGATGCGTCCGTGCCAAAAGCTACCTTTAACGACGCCTGTTTATCCCCGGTGATATCAAATATCTGTTTGTACAGATTCCATTTTCTCGTACTCTCCTCGACTTGTCTGCGAATAACCTCCATCGCTTCCGAGGAGCTACGTTTGATGCTATCCAGATCGATATCCGTGTACATCTTCTCAATCTCCTTGTTGACCTTGATCCGATCCTTGTTATCTCCCATTACCTTTTGCAACTCAGACTGGACATTCTTCAGAGACTCCTTGAATTTATAGGGATCAAAATTCAAGCCGGCGAAACGGGTGTCTTCGTTTACCGCCTTCGTGGCGCCCTCCTTTCCAAGCAATGAAACGTATTTATTATATGTGTCCATCGCTTCTTTTATCAGACGAACTTGCTCCTGAAATTTCTCGGCTATAGGATCTTTGCCTTTTTTCTTGCCACTCACGGATATATTGAACTTGTCAACGACCGATTGAAGCTCTTGGATACGCCTCTTGTCCGCCTTTATATCATCCTCAGAGAAAAGTCCTTTTGTCCCCTCTTTCCGGGCCAGTTCGTCTTTTGCGTCGCTCAACTCATCCTTTAGTTTCTTTAGCCATGCGGCGTAATCATCATCCTCTTTTGGCACTAGGTGCTTCAAGCTATTATTCCCGGACACGAAATCCGATACGGACTTTCTCCATCCTTTTAATTCCTCTTTCAATCCATTGACACTCTTGTCACTTTTGCCTAAATTATCAAGGAATTCTTTCGTATTTTTAGAAGACTCCTCTAATCTTTTTAATTCATCTTCGTACTTTATGACATTATCGGCCATATCAGCGATATCTTTATCTGTTATAAATCCAAAGCTAAACCAATCTTCCAAATTGGTAGCTTCTCCAATATGGATACGACCGCTTCCTGATTTTATCTGAGAATTTAAATATTTGATCTTATCTTCAAGCTCCCTCTTTCTATCATTAGCTTCTTTTAGGCTCTGTTGCGCAGATATTTCATAGTTTCTTTTTTGTTCGGCATTCAATTCTCGCATTTTCTGAACGGACAACTGTAATGATCCACTATAAGCGTTCACCTCCATGGAAGCACCCTTAAAATGAGATTTAAGAGAGGTTGTTATGGTTTCCAATCTCTTTGATTCCTCGGTTGTCTTATTCTGCTTGTTAGATAATAACTCGTATTCATCTATTAGCTTTTCCATACCCTTATTTTCCTCGAAATTGGTTTGGAGCTTACCAAGCGATTCATTTAGGTCCGTTATTATTTCTTGCGTGCCCTTAGCTTTATCCGAAAATAAAAAGAATGCACCGGTCAATCCGGCAATAGCAGTTGCAATGATTACAAAAGGATTTGATTTTGTGATAGCATTAAGGACTCCCATCGCAACGGATTGCGCCTTCGTTGCTTGCGATAATCCCCGCATGGCTCTTGTCAAATTGGTTATTGTCTGTAATTGTTCTAATGCAAGCCATGCTTTTGAAGCCGCGGTAAGCAATAAGATTGCGGCCTTATAACTTCCATAAGCGGAAACCGCACTCAATATATATTTAGATAACTCCTCCCAATTACTCATCGTATCGGTTATCAGGTCAAGCCCTTTACTTAGCGTGCTATTGTTACTCTGTGCTATATCTGCGAGCATCACATCGTAAGCGTCACGTAGGTTCGCTAATTTACCGGCGAGAGTATCGGCTAGAGCGCCTTGCATGTTATAGAATTGACCGCCTTCATTCGTCAAGTCCCAAAGGACATCCTTAACCATCTGGAAAGAGACCTCTCTTCTGGATATTTTATCAAAGACATCTCCTACTGTTATTCCGGTTTCGCCCAGCTCCTCAAACTTTTTTCTTAGTTGCTCCAACAACGGAATACCGGCCTCCGTGAACTGACGCAACTCTGTCCCTTTCAAGAACTCAGCGGATCGCACCTGTCCATAAGCCAAGATTATACGCCCCATATCCACGCCTACGCCTGCGGAGATATCCGCTAAGCGTTTTGTCGTATCATACATCTCCTCATAAGGGATATTAAAGGCGGCAAGCTGTTTCGTATATCCGGCGAGTTCCTTGAACTCAAAAGGGGAAACGACCGCAAGCTCCTTGATCTGGCCAAACAGTACGTCCGCCTTGGTAGCGTCCTTAAACATAGTCTGTAACGCCACACGCTGCTTCTGGAACTCTCCGCCTATCTCGATTATTTGAGTCAAGAATCTTTCTGCCGCATATACGGAATATATATTCGCCACCTGATTGCAGAGTTGAGTCGCAAGGTTGAATTGCGTACGCATATTCTTGGTTATTCCTCCAAGGGATCCCGCATACTTACTTGCGGAAGAGGACGTATTACTATACTCCCCCCGCAGCTTCCTGACTTGCTCTTGTAGTTTTTTGATCTTTTCCCGGCTTTCATCATATGAGTTCTGGATGCGCTTGTTTATCTCCTCGATCCGTTTAGCACGGACATCACTTGCGGAGACATTCGTATTTATCCCGGCCTTGGCAATAGCGTCTTGAATAAGTTTAGTGGTATTAGCCTTATCCACGACAACATCAATCTTAAACTGTTGTCCTCTTAAAGCGTTCTCTATAGAGGATTTCAAAGATTGGCCATTTAAACCTACTTGAATATCCAAGTCTTTCAAACGTTTCTCTACAGCTTTTATATCTTTATCTTTCAGTTCTTTTAATCCTAATTCGAACCATAGTTTACCAAGACTTCCCATAATGCCTCTACTTTTTTATTATAAACCGGGAAAGATCGATTACAGGCTTTGATCCATCCTTATATTTATCTTCCCATTCTTTTGTTTTCTTGATTACTTGTTGCTTGCTTGGGCGCTTAGAGTCATGACCTCTCTTATCTCTTTTCCCATCTTTGTCCATCCCGTAATTTATTACAGGCTTGTCTATAGTAAGAAGCTCTATCTGAGCGCAAGAAAGGACGCATCTGTACTCATACATAGGAATGGTCAAAAGCCCGAAAAAGAAAGACTTCGAAGCCATTAAATTAGGGTGCTTCTCACCTATTGTCCATGCTTCTCCGTACGTTGTTCGAGAAGGATACGATCGGCCTCCTCCTTCTTCATATTCATCTTCGAGTCTCTCATCGCGGTCGCTAATATGATACACATCCAATAGTCCTGTATGAGCGACGCTTCTTTTTTTTTACCTTCCGTAATGATGGCCACTAGAACCTCCGATGGTACATAATGATAGAGAACTCTCCATAGTATACGATAAAACAATACAATTGACATTAAACCATTCAAAAGGATCAAGGCCGCCGTCTTGGCCGGAACCTCATTGTCGTTTTTACAGTTCAAGGCCACGTCGGTGATCTTCTCCAACGTATAAGGGCGCATCCATCCAATCTTGAAGTTTATCCTTCCCCATCGTATCGTGCTCTTGGAGGCCGTCCTGACCTCTTGCATCGCCCGCTCATCCTTTCTTGAAGGCTCTATTAGTTTCCCTGCCATAAAAAATAGGATTATGAATAAGGGCTGTCTTGAGTTTAAGACAGCCCATTAATTTTTAAGCTACCGCTTTCTCCAAAATGAAAATGTCGGAACCATCCTCGTTCTCCAATGGGGTTACGGTTACATTGAAATAAGCAGGGTTGTCACCATCCGCAACGACAAGGCTTCCATACATCTCAATGCTCGGAAGGATCACGATGACATCCTTGTTGTCACTCATCATGATAAGAGCGCCGGAAATCTTCTTGGGAGCCATGCTATACGCTGCACCGGAATAATTCTCATCCTCCGCCAAATTACTGGTAGATACGATATTCTCTTTTTTATCCATGAACAGGTCGTTGATAACCCCTTTTAAGCTGGCCACCTGAAGGGATATATCCGAATCGCCCTTTTCCGTTCGTGTCACCCAGTTAGCCCCGGTAGTCAACTTGATTTCCGTGGTCTCCGGTTCTCCCGTATTAAATGTCACGCCATCGGACAATACGGGAAGTTCCATATCTACAGTAATGGCCGAGGCTAATTTTGCCACGGTCAAAGGATTCTTGCTATAATACACCTCGTCCATCTTGTTAAAGACGGCCCTTAGCGCACTCAATTGATTGGTAACAGTTATTTTTGCCATGTCTTTTATCTTTTATTGTTAATACTTATATGAATCAGTTTGATTTATCCGCAACTCAGCGTTAATAAGCCAATGAGAGAATCCAAGCCCGTCATCTCCTTTTAGTACGACAACAGGATCGGTAACAGAGAACCTGCCGCTTCCTGATTTTATCGGGAAATATGATATAACAGAGTCGAGCATTTTTTGCAATTTGGATGTGTTCTCCAATCCGTTTTGTATGTTCCTAGCGGCCAAGTCAAAGCGGATAGTCGTATCTTGCATGACATTGCTATCAGGGACGTTAACAGGAAGAGAGACAACGATAAAGTCCTGCATCTGCTTTTGACTCGCAGACTTACGATTGCCAGCGGATACGTTCTTACTGACATCGGATAACAAGGAGCAAACTTCCTCCAAAATTTGAGATATGTAGAAACGGCTAACTTTCATGTGGACATGGGCTTTAATTCTTTCAACAAAATGTCCTTCCCAGATTTGGATGTGTCTGTCAGCACATTCAAGTTCCTCACGTTTTCTAGATATTCGGAGTATTCCGTGCCGGTAGTCATAACTATAGAAAAACCTTTAGTTATAAACGGTCTGTAAGAAGATAGAAAATCAGCCGCTGAATCAGCACCGAATTCTCCACTTACATCCACTTTCCCCACGACAATTCGAGCTTTTCCTTCATATGGATTACTCAAATAAACACGTTCTCCTTTTCGAATTTTAATACGTACAGGTTTACGCATCGTATTACCGGAAATCACCATCCCAATCAATCCGCCATTATAGTAAATACCACAAGCATATGAAGTTTGAGTATTACCTGTAAAGCCATCATATTCTCTTTCTTTCAAGGCATGATCTATCAGCTTGGAACACGAACGCTCAATAGCGGAATACAAATAATCATTAATAATCCGTTTCGCTTTCTTCAAGCCCTCGTTTAAAACCTTGCTGTTATCCATATCCTTAATTCTTAGAGATGTTGAAAAATACTTCCGTCCCGAAATTGGAAATGTTCACGTCTGTTATAAGAGTGCCCGTCCACAAACTTACCCGATCCCTCACGTCGATCATGTCCCCGGGCAATATCCCTTCAACGAATCCGGGCATCGAGACCCGATAATCCGTTTTAGGGACATTATCGGAATAGAAATTGCGTATCGAGGTGTTGCTCTCTTTCCGGCATTCACCCTCATATAAAGATACCTTCTCCCCCTCCGAGAACTGGGTCGCCCCTTTTATCCGGTAAATCACGCAAGTATGCGGATATCTTGGATTATTGCCCCTCATAGTAGCTCCTCCATATTCTCATGCCTCTGGCACGCACACGAGGCCCGCTTGAAGCATGGCTGATCTCCCCATACCGAGCGTATATGTTATTAGCGATAGCGGACCATCTTCTCTTGTCCGTCTCGGATATCTGACCACCCCCTTCTTTATGCCTCCAGTTACCATCTGCGTCATCTACGCTGACGGCGACGCTAGGCATGACGGAACAAGCCATATAGACATCCGCCCTCAACAGCATCTTGGTTCTCAGATCTAAATCTGAGGCCAGATAATCCGGTGATACATGACGGTCTAAAAGAATATTGGCGATTATCTCATCACCTAATTCCATATTAACCACACCACGAACATACTGTTCGGCCGTTCGCTCGGTATTTAGAGAATAACAAGTCATACCTCTAAGCTGTTACCGTATAAACGCACATATACTGAGGCATGTTCGGGACACACAAGACGGCCATCTCGCTTTCCACGTACATAGACTTCGTCTTTGACTCAAAACGCTGTGTCAACAACGTCCTGCCATCGTCAAACCAAGCGATTCTCTGGGTAGGATCGTCAGTGAACACCATTGGCTGAACGCTCTTGATCGTACCTACCTGACCATCCGGCACGAAAGAGACATTCAATGGGTTGAAGTTCTCGATAGTCTCCGTTTTCAAGGCTTTCGTGTCACTGTCGAACTTGTCCACGGCGGCAATGCTGTCACGAGGAATAAGAGATGCGCCAATAATGCGTCTGATAGCGTCCAGTTTGCCTTCATCCGTCATATTTTGAGCATACTGCGATGCCACCGCGTCAGGATCACTAGCACCAGCGGCGCTAGGATAGAGGGCTAACCCGATCCTGCTCAACACCTTGCTATGAGTCAACAAGTCGTCCAACAAGTCCGAGGCGATTTCAAAATGACCTACAGGAAAGCCTTTTTTACGCATATATTTCACTTTGTTTTTCAAGAACAACAGGGGATCGGAAGCGCTTCCCTCGTTCGCCGTTGTATGCGTACTTGTTTTCCACCACCTGTTCTCGCCGGATAAAGTCTCCTTGTTCGCTGCTGGGACACCAAAATCGAATGTCAAACCGGTAATACCACGAGGGTTATTATCGACCCCGATCGTGAACTGTCCCGTGGACACGACACGCATACGCTGATGGGTCAAAGCGTTCCTGTTCCCCATAAGCAAGTTGTCCGTACTCGTGAACAACATATCCATCAACGCTTCCTGAGTGCTTGAGTTTAAAGCCGCGTCTCCGAAACGCTGAACCATCAACATTCTCTCGCGCATCATTTTCGCGCTGATAGGATAACGATGTTTCTGTGTAGGGATCTTGTTGGAACCTATCTTGAACTCACCGAATGACTTGTCCAAACCCTCGGATGCCTCGTCCACATAAACAGGGAGCGTGGCGATATTAAGTGACGCTAGCAACTGCTCGTATGTATAATCCAGCTGGATTTCCGGATCCCAAGCGAATCCGTCAGTCTGAGGAGAATTATATTTCTCCAAGAAACGATCGACAAATTGCTGGAAAGTAGCCCCTCCCAACCCGAATGTCATTAGATCGTAATAATTAGATACCATGTTTCTCATCTCTCACCTCCTTTTATGATTCATGAATAGGTACGATCATAGGAAGAACGGCCCATACCTCATCCGGGACCTCCTCCGCTAGACGATCGGCGTAAATCTCCCCCGAGAACACGACATTGCCCGTGGCGTATGTAGTATCATTCTCCACGTATACATCGTGATACAAAAGTCCTTTGATCGTTTTAGGATCTACTGAAGCCTCAGATTGCGAGGCCGTCTTTATCTCGGACGCTTTTACTATTTTAATCGTGTGAGCCGATTGATCAAGCACACACATGGATCCGGCGGGGATAACTTTACCCTTAAAATCCGAAATATTGGTGATGCTTCCCCCGACAGGAAAGGCCCCTCTCACCTCATGCCAGATATTTTTCCCGGAACCATATTCTTTTTGCCCTCTGCCAAAAGTGTTTCCTAATGTTCCCATTTTTAATTGTTTTTAGAATTTGAGGGGAATTTGCCTTCTTGCGCTTTCTTGGCGAAGAAATCATCCAAAGCCTTTGACGTATTTTCCGAGCTTCCGCTTCCTCCTGCGCCTCTGTACGGTGTAGCCCCATCTCCGCTGTAAGCCTTAAGTTTTGACTCGTACAAGCGTTTTGTCTCTTCCTCCAGTTTGGATTCATCCATGTCCTCAGTAATAGGGACGAGGTTAGCCACATCTTCCCATAACGCCTTGTTTGACACATTCAACCCGCTAGCTTTATTAATAACTCTCTCACGCAAGCTCTTTTCAATGGAGGTCTTCCTTTCAAGCTCACGTTCCTTCTCGATAGCCTCAAGCCGTTTCAACAAATCATCACCACCGCTGTTTGTGGGGGGCTGGTTTTGAGAGGCGGCATCAGATCCATTTCCACCGCCTTGGGGCTTGTAGTTCTTCACGAATTCAGCTTGCTCGTGGCGCATTTGTCCACCCATCGCCTTGACTACATTCGCATGAGACTGATAAAACAAGTCGTTCACAGTGTCATCAGACGAGATTGTCGGCAAAAGGGCATCAACGTAAGCGTCGAGCGTCCTAGCTGTCACTCCGGTGTCTCCGAAGTATCCATTTGCTCCGGGTTCTCCGAGCATTTTTTTTAATCCTGTCAAAAGGGTCTCTTTTTCCATTTCTCAATTGTTTATAAACAAAAAAGAGCCGACCGTAACGAGATTAATCGCTACAATCGGCTCTCTATGAAGCTCTTTATTTAATGAAAGAAGTACCTAAATACTAATACTCCCTTATTCTGTCATATTTATTCTCACATAATGCTTGCATCGTGTACATTTGATTCTCAACAGCGTCACTCCGGATGCGTATTGCACGTCTACCATCTTTCTTCCACAATACGGGCATTCTACCATCATGGTCTGCCTTTCCGGTTCCGTGTCATCTATCCTTGTCGATATTTTAAGCATACACATTTATGTTATTGCGCAAATATAATAGATATTATCTATATAAACAACAATATAAATAGATTTTATTTATATATTTGCGGTATACAAGCAATAGAGTTCCTAGAGGGCCGATAAGACATTCAAATAATGTCCTGTCGGCCTTTTTTATTCGTGATGGAGATACTAGAGAAAGATATAAAAACGGATTCTGGCGATCATGTATATTCTTATGAGTATATTGAAGCGCTTCGTGTGTCTGATAGGAAGAAAGCGAATCCTCTAAAAATAATCGCTCAAAGAGGCTGCCAAGAAAAGTTCCTAGCTTCCGATATTACCATCTTTGGAGGGTCGCGTGGTGGATCAAAAAGCTTCTCCTTGCTAATGGAATCATTAAAAGATATCTACAACCCATATTACAATTCCATTTTGCTCAGAAACGAGAAGGATGACCTACTTGACTTGATCAATACATCATATATATTATATGGGCAGATGGGGCAATATAATAAGTCCATCAGCGACATGACGTGGTATTTCAAGAATGGCGGCAAATTGAAATTCTCATATCTAGCAGACTCGTACGACGACTTCAAGAAGAGATTTCAGGGAAAACAATATTCATTCATAGGTATTGATGAGATAACACACTGCTCATATGAGAAATTCAAATACCTGATAACATGCAATCGTAACGCTTACGGGATAAGAAACAGGTTTTACGGGACATGTAACCCTGATCCAGATAGCTGGGTAAGAAAGTTCATAGACTGGTGGATCGGGGAAGACGGACTGCCTATCGATGAGCGTGACGGTATCATGAGGTATTGCTTCATGGAAGGAGATTCCCCTGATTCCATATATTGGGGTGACACTCCGGAGGAGGTCTATAACCAATGTAAGCACATTATTGATCCCTTATGGAAAGACGCTTATGAGGAATTAGGTTTCAATAAAGTGACAATGTATGTCAAATCCGTGACATTTATACAGGGAAGGCTTGAGGAGAATATAAAACTAATAGCCTCTGACCCTAATTACGCGGCCAATCTGTCACAGCAAAACGAGGAACAAAGAGCGAGGGATCTAGAAGGTAACTGGAATTTCAAGGCCACAGGGGATGATCTTATAAAGATGTCGGACATGGATCTATTTTATAGCGCTCCGGCCCAAATAGAGAAAGGTATCCGTTACGTATCAGCGGATATCGCTTTTGAAGGTGGGGATTTTTGCGTTATGTGGTTATGGATAGACTTGCATATCAAAGACGTGTTTGTCATGCGAGAAAACTCCGCCAGTACGGAAACCTTGTTCAAGGCGAAGCTAGATGAATGGGGCGTTCGGGAGGAGAACGTCATATATGATTACTGGGGGGTAGGGCAAGCTATATCAGGGCACGTGAAAAGAGCCGTCAAATTTACGGGGACACAAAAACCGGAGAGACAGTTCGAGAAATCATATAAAAACGTGAAGTCGCAATGCGCCGAGATGCTGGCGCACTATATACAGGACGGCAAGATATCCATTGAGCCTAGATTGCTTGATTTAAAGTTCTCCGGCAAAAAGGGGAAGTATCAAAAAGTGCCGCTAAAGGATATCCTGATGAAAGAACGCAAGTGTATACGGCACAAGGACAACTCCAATATCGGCGGGTTCGAGCTTATAAACAAAGACGGGATGATAAAGGCGGTAGGTTATTCTCCCGACTTTTTCGAGTCGCTTATCTACCGCATGTATTTCGAGATCAACAAAAAAAAGATTTTCAAACCTAAAGGGATGCTTAGATACGTATCCTATAAACCCTTATAAATATGGATAAAAGAGAGATCAAGACGAAAAGACCTTGGAAAAGGATTAGGCCCGAAGGTTACATGAGGCATGGGACATTCATGGCGGACAATGAGCCGCTCTCTCAGAACGACCCTTGTTATTACACGATGGTAACCCAATCAGATTTCATGAGGGAATACTATCCGTCCGGTCACGTCATCAATGACCACGAGGTTTATCCGGATATTTACAGGATGGAGGAAGAGCCCGTCCTTGACGAGAATGGAGAACCCACGGGCAAGACCAGCAGACGTATATATAAAGAGCTTGTACCTCGTTACTCTTTCGCCTTCCAGCAAATAATAACGGTGAAACAAACAGTCCATTTGTGCGGCAATGACATACAATTCGAATTAACCAAAGACAAGCCTTCAGAGAAAGATATAAAGGATTTCCTTTTATTTAAAGAGGGATGGTTGAAGAAAAACATGGAGATAGCTTTCTTCGAGGCCGTAAAATCAACAAAAATAACAGGGGACGCCGCCATAGTCGGATATTTGAGGGACGGTAAGTTCGGATACAAAACCTTATCGTACCAGAACGGGGATACCCTTTATCCACATTATGATCCTATAACGAACAAGATGAATCTTTTCGCTCGTTCATACTACGATTATGACGATCTAGGGAATCGTATTATCGAGTGGTTGGAAGTATTGGACAACACGGCACTGTATCGCTATAAACGGGCCAATAAAGGAGCTAAAGGGGCTATAAATAGAATATTGGGGATATTTGGGATCGATGGATATGAGTTGGTGGATAAATCCATTCATGGTTTTCCTTTCCTTCCAGTCGCTTATCGACGGGATGAGGACGGGGCATGCTGGAGCCCCTCACAAGACGCATGCGACGGTTATGAGATGTCGTTTTCCCAGATGGCCCAGAACAATCAAGCGTTCGGGTTTCCCATCATGTACTTGCAAGGCGAAGGATCAGAATCCATGGCCATGCAACACGACTTGAACGGATCCGTAAAGATAATCACCGGAGGCCCGGAAGACAAGGCATCGTTCTTGTCGCAACCGGACGCATCCGAGTCATTCGTCAAGCAGCTCGATACATTATATAAAATGATATATGAGCAATCATTCGCCGTAATCCCACCGGAGTTAAAGTCCGGCGACCTTCCGGCGGCGGCGTTGAAGATACTATATTCCCCGGCTTATGAGAAAGCGATGATTGACTCTGCGGAATATCAGCCATTCCTTGATGACATGGTAAAAATATTCACGTATGGATTCGGGGTTGAAAAGGAGAAATCCATAGATTTTATCAACCTGCCTATAAACTGGTGGATCAAGCCATATATCCACGTGAATGAATCCGCCATGGTCGCTGATCTGGCCTCCGCCGTACAAAACGGATTCATATCAAGACAAACAGCGTCCGAACGTATACCCATGTATTCCGTCACAGGCGAATGGGAAAGGATTGTAAGGGAGGCTAAAGAGGAGCAACAAAACGATTTACTAAGTCAAATAGAATTAGCGAATGCCAACAGGGGATCAAATACAGGAAGCTAAGCGATTCCTTCAAACAAGAATTGAAGCGGAAATCAGCGTTAAGAATAATATTGAGGAATACATGATAGAGGCGGCACGCAAGATAATCGCCGTATCCCAAAAATACAATATCTCCCCTAGATTGTTCCGGTTCAGTTCTAATGAGTCCTTAAAGGAAGAGGTAGATGAGATTATCCGTGAATTAAAGGATAATATTATCTACGCAACGGAAATATTGTCCGTATATGACCGGGAAGAAGATAAAGGCGCCATTCTAACGTTCTTGAACGCTGAAAGATATGGCAAGACTTTCAAGCAAAGGGTAAATGAATACGCCAATAGGTATAAATTCGAACTAGAGGCGGCGATAGCTGCCGGTATATTCTTAGGTAAAACCGGCGAAGATACATTATCCGCCATCCAGAGAAGTCTTTCAGCGCCTTACAACAACCCGGATATCAAAGATTCATTCGGAAAGGGCTTGTCCGCTACTCGTATAGAGACAAAGGGCATGAGCTACGGAGTTGGCAAAAGCAATTCGGCATATAATTTAATTACCACACTATCCAGAAACGACATAGGGCTAGCATGGATGTGGTGGTATGGAGAGCAAGCATTGAGGAGCGGGGCTATGGGATTTTACTCATTCCGGGGTAGCTCATACCCATGTGCGATATGCGATGACATGGTAGGTTTTCACCCAATACAAGACTATAAATATCAATGGCATATAAACTGCCGGTGCTATTTCGTATTCGTATAATCATAAAATAATGAATCTATGGATTATTCAAGAGGCATAAAAACAGAGATTAAAAAAGCGAAGATATCAATAGAGGAAAAGATCTTCGCCGACCTCATGCTATCAGGATGGAAGGACAACGACGCTTATATCGCAGCTTTCGGATATAACATGACCTTGTCCGATAGTTATATAAAGTCGCAAATGCGTTCCGTGGTCAACAACCCGGACTTCTCAAAATATATGGAATCATCAGGGAAGAGAAAAGAAAGGCGAGATACGCATGAGGAAAACGACGATGACATCTCCATGGATGACGCCTTATCCATGGCTACTAAGGAAGAGACTCTGAAGGGATTGATCATCGCCAAGTCAAGGATGAAGGTAGGATCCAAGGAATGGCTGGACACCACCAAGCTCATCGCCGATTTGCAACAAATGAAAAAGGAGGTAGTGGAAGAGGAAGACACTACCGTACATTACTACCTTCCGCTCACATGTAACAAGTGCTCCTTGTATCTAACGAATAAGAGGAAAAACAATAATCTTTAAATATTTATGTTTAATACCCAAGACTTGCTCTGACAGTTAGTTTATTATCGGACAAAAATTGTCAGAGCAAGTCTTGGGTATTACATCTTACCATTTCCTCATTAATAATTATGATATCCCTATCTATATAGTAATAGCATCCATCAAACCCTAGAGACCTTACTTCTCCCCGCATTTTTTAATGATCGAAACAATATTGCCTCATTGCGCCTATTTTTCTGCCATCTCCAAGTTCTATGATTACTATCTCGCCCATAACC